GAAATGGTCAAGGCTGTCAATATGATATTCGGCATAGACGAACATCTGGCACAGGCATTTATCAAGCGCACCGAGTCTGGTGGCGCATATATTGATGCTACGGCACTCCTGTTTAATCTCGATGGCAGACAGGCTGAAATCATTGATAAGATGACTGGGAAAGTGTCAAACAAGAACTCGCTCAACTACAGTTTTACTGTGACAGATGCCATCATGAAAACCTACTCTGAAATGTAATAATCACTATGCCAAACATTTACCTTCGCCTACCTACCAGCAGATGCCAGTTTTTCCGGCATCGTGATCCGCAACACATCATGGCCAAGAATGAGCCGTTGGTGTTCAATCGGTATATGCCTGAGTTTTTCGTACTGAAAAACGGTATTACCAACGTGGCTTCGATGACTAAAAAGACTGATACGCAGTGCTTCTCCGAACAGCAGTGGAAGAATATGCTGGTTGGTGCTTCTCCGCTTGGTGGGAAAGCTGTGGTAAAGCGTAATAAGGCAGAATACCTTACCTTTGCAGAGGTGCAGCAGTTGAGCGGTAAACTGGATTACGATAAGAGTGCCAACGAAGACTATCTGTGTATTGCTCTTCCCAGAGAGGTAGAGGTGGTCGATACGGTAAGGGTGGTCACGCCTACATGGAATCTGAGCCAGTCTGCCGTGCGTCGGTTGGTGGTGATGCTCAACGATGATTTCAAGCGAAGTCTTGTGGAGTGGGCATTATCCACTTTTGATTTCTGCACATCTCACGGACAGGTCATCTGCCGGTCACAGACCGCCATGTTGGAGCGTTATCTGATGCGTTACGGCATAGAGTCAAACCGAGACGAGAAAGACAATCTCAGGCGCATCATCGAGCGATGGTTCAAACAGGAGCATTGCAATTTCCGCGCCTATTCGGTATTCGATATGCAGTATGAAGATGACAATGAGAAGGTTAAACGTATAGACAAGTTTATTTGGGAGTGAAAATAATATGTTTTTAATTGTTAATTGATAACGCAACTTTTGTTAAATAATAATATTTAATTAGTACCTATATGAATTTACCCGATAATTGCAGAGAGATATTTCTCGACGGAGTGACAGATATTTATCTTCATCCCGTGAAAAGTTCGGTATTACCCGTTCCGTTTTGTGTCAAACAAATCCTTGAACTCGCAAATTGTAAGTTTGGGAATCCAGTACTTCATGTAGCCACGAGTGGTGAGGATTACATCATGGCAGACTCCATTACGGCCAAGTTGACGATGGCGAAGAATGGAAATGGGAATATTTACTCCTTTGATATTAGTGCAAATATTACCAATGGATATAATAATGTGTGCGAGGCCAATAAAAGCATTCAAGGCAATGAGTTTTATGTGGTGCTTAAAAAGGCTGACGGTACCGATGTGTTATGCTATACACTTCCTGGTACGTTTACTTTCAATTCGCCTGCAACGAAAACAATCAGTGGTGTGCAACGCACCGTACAGATCAGTTTGAAATCCCTGTCTGAATTTATTCCATTGATATAACAAATCCCTGTTTTTGGGATGAATCCTTCTATTAGCAGTCCTGCCGCCCGTGAGGGTAGCAGGGCTTTTTTTGTCCTCGCTATAGGTAATTAAAAATCTATCTTTGCAACAGATAACAAAAACACAGACAACCAGCGTAAAAAGGTTGTTTTCAGGATAACAACACAAAACACAGATTTTTTACTAATGAAAGGCTTATTTGAGATACTTACTGAAAAGAAGTGGATGGTTAGTCCCGACTTCGTGCATGGTATTCGCAAGTCGCTTGAGCACAACCTAAACACTCATGTGGCATTCAGCAAGCCGGAGAAGAACTGCGGATATGTCACAGCCGTGTCTGCCGACGGATCAATCTATTATCCGGAGGAATATCAGATTTCGGAGGATGGCAAGCAGGTTAAGCCTAATTGGGCTTTGGACTTCGAGAAGGAGCAGACCTTTCCGTTTGTTTCGGTTCTCACTATCGACGGTCCTATCACGCGCAACGGTGGCGGTTGCTCTTATGGCTCAATCGACCATCGCGACATGATGTTGCGAGCTGCCAACCATCCGCTTTGCCGTGGACACGTTTTCATCATCAACACTCCTGGCGGTTCGGCATGGGCTAAGAACGATTATGAGCAGGCTATTCAGTATGCACGTTCTTTAGGTCAGCCCGTCATCGCTTTTGTCGATGGTATGTGCGCTTCTGCCGGAATGTACCTTGCTTCGCTTTGTGACGAACGCTATTACATGCACCCCAAGAACGAAATCGGTTGCATAGGTGTCATGGCGGCATTCTATACTGAAGCCGACGGAAGCACCAACCAATTCACCAACGAGACTTATCACGAGCTCTACGACCCCGAGTCGTTCGACAAGAATCGCGCCTTCCGTGATATTGCCAACGATGGTAAGGACGAGGAACTTATCAAGGAACTTGCCGAACTTGGTGTTGAGTTTCGTGCTGACGTAAAAAAAGCCTGCCCCAATGCCACCGACGAGCATCTGCATGGCAAGGTGTTCAATGCCGAGGACGTGAAGGGTATTTTGATGGATGGTCAGTCATCATTTATGGAAGTGGTGCAACACGCCTTTGAGCTTTACGATGGCAGAGCCGAGCTTATCAACCGTGAGCAGACGGTTGAGCCACAGAACGAGCCGGAGAATGAGCCGGAACCAGAGAAACCGGAAGCAACCAACACAAACACTAATATAAATATGGAGAAATATCCTCTTATTTGCAAAGCTTGTGGATTGCAGGCTGGCGAGATTGCCGTTACGGAAGAGGGCGCGTATATGAACGCCTCGCTTCTTGACTCTCTCGAAGCCCACATGAAGGAAGCCGAGCAGAAGGTGACTGATGCAGAGCTGAAAGCCACCACAGCGGAGAACGCTCTCGCAGAATTGCAGGGCAAGTTTGATGAACTCTCCGCCAATGTAAACGCAGCCAACGAAGCAAAGGAAGTCGCGGAGACCGCACTCGCCCAGGCTAACGAGGCTCACAGTAAAGAACTAAGTGACCTTAACGCACAGCACGCCGAAGCCATTGCCAAGAAGGATGACGAGTTGAAAACTCTCGCCGAGGCAAAGGACAAGGAGATTGCCGACCTCACAGCCGCTAAGACTGAGACCGAGAACAATCTGAAGGGCGCTAAGGACGCACTCGCCACAGCCGAGCAGTCGCTTGCCGACAAGCAGGCTCAGATTGACGAACTGACAAATGATGCCGGTGCAGAGCAGAACGCTGGCAAAGCTCCTGAGAACAATGGCGAGGGAGTAAAGACACAGCAGTTGCGCACATTCGACCCAAGTCAGTATAAGACTAATGTTGAACGCAAAGAAGCCTTTGAACGCTTCAAGCGTGGTGAGGAATAGTCTTTCCCTACCACATCCTTAACCAACACAACAACACATTAACACTAACAACACAAACACACAACAATTATGGCAACAACTCCTAAAGATTTTATCGGTCTTGAAGCGCTTCAGCACGTGGCCGAGCAGGTATCAAAGGAAATCCTCATGGGTCCTGGTTATACCGACGCAGCAGAGATGGACCGCCTTGGTATTGACATCGTAACTGGTATTCAGTACAAGCGCACCTTCCACATCCTTCTTCGTAAGGGTGGCACAACCCGTCGTAAGGACGTTCACACCAAGGTAAACAGTGAAATTGGATTCCTCAAAGAGCGTACATTAACCGTGAAACTCGCGTGGGATCACTACACCGATTCGATTGACCGCTATGTAGAAACAGTATTCGGTACAGACGCTCAGGGCAAGTACCCACTCTCTACAGAGGCAGCCGAAGCAATCCTTCGTAACTATGCCGATAACCTGACCGCTTGCTTGTGGAATGGTGACATTGACCTTGATAAGGGTGGCGACGACGTTCCTGCTCACGACCAGGCTTTGGCTCTCTACGATGGTTTCCACACTTGCGTTAAGCACGACATCGAGGACGGTCTTATCTCAGAGGCTAACGGCAACCTTATCCCATGTGATGCTATCTCTGAACCTGCTGATAATAACGATTCTGCTCCTTACGACAACTTCGTTGCATGGCAGCGTAAGTGGGATGCTCGTCTGCGCAAGCAAAACGTCCGCGTTTACATGTCGGAGATTACAGCAGCAAACATTGCAGCCGGTTATGCCAACAAGTATCATGGCAACTTCAAGGTAGAGTATGAAGCAGGTGGTAACTACAAACTGCCTGGACTCTCAAAAGTTACGCTCTGCCCTGTTGCCGATTTCGGCGAGGGCGACCGCATGTACGCTACCATCGACAAGAACTTTGTTTACGGTGTTGACACCGAGAGTAACCAGACTTATGTCGGTGTGAAGATCGGTACTGACAACGACTTGCGTGACATCCAGTTCCAGATTCAGTCAATCCAGGGTGCTGGTATCAAGAACCCATTCAAGTATGCCTTCTGTATGTCAGACGGAAGCCTCGCTTCTACTGAATACGTAGCAGGTGACTACGACAACACCAACCTTGTGATTACCATTGCAGGTGACACTACCGATGGTAAGGTTAAGGTGAATGGTGTAGAGTACACCAAACCTGTAGAGACCACCATCAATCAGGTACTGACTCTCGTTGCAGAAGATGGTGCTACCAGCAAGTTCGTCAACTGGAGCAACGGTTCTACCGAGAAGACCCTTCAGCTCACTGCCACTGGCATGAACATGGGTCTGACTGCTTTCTTCAAGAAATGACCCCAACGGTTTAGCAGCTCTCTATAAATCTGTGGCGACGGTCGCTTGACCTGACGGAAACAGTGACCGTCGCCATTTCTATTACAACATTAACACAAACACAAAAACTCATTAGAATATGGCAGTAACAGCAACATGTCCTGAGATTAAGGATATTCTCGCAGCTAATGAATGTCTGGAGAACTTTGGTGGTCTTGGTGTCAACGTCTATGTTTTCAACAAGGCTGACCTCAAGGCTCCCTTGAAGGCAGAAAAGAACATCTACCCTGCATTGACCACCGAGTCGTTCAACACCGGTAAAGGCCTCTATAAATTCGAGTGTAAGGAGAGTTCACAGGGACACTCTTTTGAATCACTTGGCCGTAGAGGTGGTTACAAACAGCAGATTGACTATGTACTCGAAAGCGTAAACGCAGCGTCAGCAGAAGTAGGTCGTGCTCTGAACAACCTCGACCTTGGCTATATCTTCCAGGATGGCGAGAAGAGTATCATCGTATATGATTCTCAGCATAAGGTAGAGTATGCTTCGGGTGGCATTAAGGGTGACACCGGTAAGAAAGCTGACGACGAGCGTAGCGTGACTTGCAGTGGAACCCTGCAACCCACTATTTACGGACGCTATGAGATTACAGAGCCCGAAGGTGGCTGGGATTCACTTCTGGCAAGTAAAGCGTCGGTGTAGATAGCGGCTCTGACACGAGCGAGCCTGTAGTCGCTAAGGTTTCTTCACGCACAAGAAAGAAGGTGTTTGCAGACAGCAATATTTCGGATAGAAACACTTCGGACACCAACACATCTGATAGTAGCACTTTGGATGGTACGCTTTTCGGATAGCGTAGAAGAATAGCTCGAAACATTGGTTTCTTCTCTTCATAGTTCCTCGGCATCGGTCCTTTATGATAAAGGTATCGGTGCCGAGTTTCTTTTTGGCGAAGGTGAAAGTTTGTCCTGTTGATGTCGTTTTTGATTTTTACCTTTGCATCAGACAATTTTAAGAATTAAAATAATAAAACAACGAAAACTAATATGGCACAGTTTGAACCTCTCGCACAGTTTATCCTCTCGTTTGAGGGTGGTTTCGTCAACGACCCAAAGGATCGTGGCGGTGCTACCAACCGTGGTGTGACTATCGGCACATGGCGGTCACAGGGTTATGATAAGAATGGTGATGGTGTGATTGATGTGAAAGACCTCCGACTTATCACTGCGGAGGATGCTACCCGTATCATGCGTAGAAACTACTGGAATCGCTATCGTGCCGACAGCATCAATGACCAGTCAGTGGCGAATATTCTGGTAGATTGGCTGTGGCTGAGTGGCCGTTGGGCTATCGTCTTGGTGCAGGAGATGCTGGGACTGAAGGCTGACGGTATTGTGGGTCCGAAGACTATTGCGGCTATCAACAGCGTGTCGCCTGCCGCCTTGTTTGTGAGAATCAAAGACCGTCGTGTTCGGTATATCGACGATTTGATTAAGCGCAAACCGTCACAGAAACATTTTGAAAACGGTTGGCGCAGACGACTCGATGCTATCCGTTACGGTTCGATGATAGACAATAATAAGAATAAGATTACCTGGTAGTGATATGGCAGCGTTTGACGTATATGATACATGCAGCATTGACTTGCGGTTGCCTCGTTCGTGGAATGAGTGCAGTACGGAGCAGTTGGAGCTCATTATCCGCGTCATGCTTGAGCAGATAGAGCGAGAGGACAGGTATCATCCGTTCTTGATGCAGAACGTGAAGATTGCCTTGTTCTTTGCGCTGTCCGGTATTCAGATCGTGGAGGGTCCTAATCTGCAAAATCCGATAGAGGAGCAGTATTACACATGCCGTTTTCTGAAAGATGGCAAGCGTGGTGAAACATTTCCCATCTATCTGTGGCAGATTAACTATTGGCTCTCTCCCAAGGCCAAGACCAACGACAGGCAGTCGGCTGAGTATATGGCGCAGGGAGCGGGCATCTTCGACTGGCTCGACAATGAGCGTGGCATGTACCTGACCCGTTTCCCCTACCCCACCGTGAAGCGTCGCCGTTCGTGGTGGCGCATGGAGAAGGAGTTTCAGGGCGCATTGCCCGATATGGACGGGTTCAGTTGGGCGCAATACCGTTTTGCCACCGACACCATGGGCAGTTATACGCAGATCCATAACAATCTGCTCCGTATGCGGAAGATGGGTACGTTCAGCGACGAACAGCTCATGCAGCAGGCAGAGAGCGTTGACCTCGCGCGGTCTATGTTCCTCGCCACCGTGTTCAACGCCAAGACAAAGTTTGTTGACCCGAACACGGGCATGGTAAAGCATGACTTCCACTATGAGAGCATGCAGTGTACGGACAATGCGCCGTATTTCCGCAACTTTCCCGATTACCAGTGGCAGGTGGTGTTGTTTTGGTGGACGGGAATGATGCACACACTAAGCCGTAGGTTTCCTCATGTGTTCAAAGTGCAGAAGATTGATCCTCGGAAGCAGCCCTCTACTCCGCTTGAAATCTATACAGCTACGACTGCTACCATGCAGAAGTATGCCTCGCTCACCGAAGACCAGGTGAACAATCAGTCGTATTCGCTTGTATTGGAGCATCTGGAGCGACTATCGAAAGAGAATGAGGAAATGGAGAAGATTAGAAAGAGTAAGTAACAATGTATTAACGAAAAATATAGAGAACTATGAAGATACATAAAGAAAGACAATACATCGTGACCGTTAACTGGGAATATGTTCGTCAAATGTATAAGCATCAGACTGGAGAGAAGAAGTCGCAGAAAGAGGTTCTTTGCAAAGTAATGAAAGATATAGACGATTTTCTTGAAGGCAAAACAAGGAGGGTTTTCCGTTTTATCATGCCTGACGGGTCGCCATCATTTATCATTACACCACTTGTGCAGCACAATCTGCAAGAACGACGCAGGGCGAAGCGAAGAAAGAGATAAAACGATATGAGTATTAACTAAAATATAGAGAACTATGAGAACAATTAAGTTTAAGGCTAAATGTCTTGATAATCAAGAATGGACTTGTGGATTCTTCTACAAGGAGAATGGTAATACATACATTATCGAGGATAGACAAAAGGAAAGCATGTTGAATAGAAACATCCCCTACAAGGTTGACCCTCGCACCGTCTGCCAGTTCACCGGCTTCCTCGACAAGAACGGTAAGGAAATTTATGAGGGCGATATTCTTCGCTCGGACGAATACCCATTCAGTCGCATGGAGGATGGTGCGCGTGATAATTACTTCGGCATTATAGAGTGGAGTGATGAAGAGGCGATGTTTCTGCTTACCTGTGTCAAAAACCCGAAATCCGCTGTGCGTGGCATTTCTGACGGCATCTCTGACGAAATCACGCAACAGAAACTTGAGGACTTTGAGATTGTCGGTGATATACACGACCCAGAATGGCAGGAGAAGTTGAACCTCAAAAATGGATAGCCTATGGCAGCAAATATAAAAGAACGTACTTACGAGTACACAATTTCGTTTGATTCGGAAAATTTAGTGAAAGTGAATGGAGGATATTGTGTCCTTGGTGCAAGTATTCGTTTGGCAAGAAAACGTCAGCATAGACACGAAAATCCCAGTCAGATGAAAAGGCGTTTTCACAAGCGTAGTTATCTGTCCTTAAAAGAGTATTTTGCTCAGAGAGCATATTGGTGAAACAAAGATTTCAGCTCAATGCGAAAACATTAACAATATAAAAGGATTTATAGAGATTATGAAAGCACGATTAGCAAAGAAGCTCGTCTGTACACGTTTCGACCGATTGGCTCCGCGCTGGAAAGATCATCTATGTTGCGTGAACCGATTTGACGCAAGGTTTGATATGGCATCCATCAAGTATCAGAAGATGAAACGGCGAAAATCAAAGATTAAATTCATATCGAAGGAAAAGTTGGAATACATAGCCAAACACATTTCCATCAAGTCTCCCAGTGAGGACGATTTGAAGTATATGGTAGAATTTGAACAGAAACAATAACAATAACTCAATAAAAACAAAAAACAATGAAAACAGAAGAAAACAAACGCATGTTGGCTCTTTCCTATATAGTAGCCGACTTAAAGGCAGAGAACATTGAGCTGGAGCAGCGTGTGTCTCAGCTCATGGACGATTATAACAAAGTAGTTCATCAGTTGAACGGCAAAGAGAAGCGCAAGGATGAAAACCCGTCAAAGCAGACGCTCGGCGATATGCAACAGTTGCGCGACCGTTGCGACATGTTGGAGAAGGACAATGAACAGTTAAAACGAGAATGTATTCAGCTTCAACTTGAACGTAATGAAGCAAAAACCCATGCTGATGAGTGTGATCTTCACAAAGAAGAATTGTTTAAGCATATAGCTCGTTTTGACAATTCGGAGTTCTTGAAGATAGGAGACGTTTGCACCCACCGAGATTCTTTGCCGAATGGTAATCCTGTAAAGGTCGGCTATGGGGTATGCCAGAGTTGCCGGCATCTTATCAAGGTGGACGCGTCCGGTAAAAAGTGTGTGTTGTGTGCGTATTGTTATGATAACCCGAAAGCTGAGGAAGCACAAGAAGATAAGCCCATTGATGAATAACCCTTACACGCCCCGCTACAAGCGTGGCACCATCACCAAGGACGGCAAGCTGTATGGGCGCTATCCCGACGGTTCGCTCTACCGTATCTACTCCACCTCTGACCGACCCTTCCTTCAGATTGTGGACCGCAAGGGCGAGACGTTCCTCCGCATACGCCAAGCCACCGAGCAGGGCTATGCCGACTGCCCTTGTCCTGGAGCCGCCGACCTTAGCTATCCTTCCTCGGCTCTAAGGCGCAGCAGGACGGTTGGGGGGGGGTAAGTTGGTGAACGCTCTGACCGCAGCAAGCGGAGGGGTGTGCGTGTTTGTTGAATTATAAAAGGAGAAATAAATTATGATTATAACGAATGATTGGCGACTCTGGCTCGCATCAATGTTGTTTGCGTTTGTCTTAACAATTTTGTTTATGACTTACATTTGGTGGACAGCACGAAAAATGAAGAAAGAGGTGAAAAATGATAGAGAAATAGACTATCAGAATTGTGATGGGTATTTCTTGTGTGTATTTACCAAAGGTGGTGGATGCGATTTACACAGAGCCTCGGAGGTCAAGCAGGTTGTTTCATCTTTGAATAAAGATTATATCAACGTAATAAAGACTGATGGTGATGTAACGCATTATGAAGATGCTGTGTCGTATGAGTTCAAACACGTTATGGATTTTCCCAACTGTAATTTAAAGACAGTGAAAAGAGTATCTGAATAGAATGTGAAAAACAATAAGATTTATGAAAAGAGAAATAAATTATGAGTTACAATACAGAAAAGATAATCGTAAAGAACGAGGACACAGGAAAGGAAGAGGACGTAAAGCTGTTCTATTCTACCATTACTGATAATGTAGGTATTACTTGCGGCGAGCAGGAGGTCTTTCTTACTCGTGGTCAGTTTGAGGCTTTGGCGTATCTTATGCGTCGGTGTTTCTATACAAGAGATATATTGGACGAAGCACAGAATATCCTCGACAAAGAAAATTGTCCCTATACCGTCTATTCCTCTCACGATGAAAAGAAATGGGAAATGGAGATTGAAAAGGATTGAATATGACTAACCACGACCTCTACCAATACCCTCGTGGCAACAACGACGGAGGTAGATTAGGCACTGACGTTTGCCCGACCATTTCAACAAGTTTATGGCAATATAATGTATTTCTGATTGAAGAATATGAATAACATCACAATAGACTACCACATCCCGAAAGTCGGGGGGGGTATTTACGCAAGTAACTGCCGAGTTCAACCATGGAAGCCTAATCGGACTGAGCCGATGTCTGAAAGCTAACGTGAACGATGCAGGGGTAATGATAGAATACGAATAAAGCAAAGACAATATGATCACAAAACTAAATTTCACCGACCGTACCATCAAGAGTTATGCCATCCGCAAGCTCACACCAAAAGAGTGTTTCCGACTGATGGGCGTTCGCGACAACGTAATTGCCATTATGCAAATGACGGTGGCATCGGCCAAAGAACGCATAAAGAGCGTTTTGGGCAAATGTTTTTTCAAAAAACTGTTTAACAAGATCCCGAACAAGCATTACGTGATGCTGATTTCTGCCTCACAGCAATACAAGCAGGCAGGAAACTCAATCGTGGTGGACGTGTTGGCTCACATCTACGAGTCACTGTTCTATCCGCAGCCGAATAAACGCAAGTATAAGCAACTCTCACTCTTCACCGACATCGGCGACTATCTGCCCGATATGCCGAAGAACTTAGACGATTCTGGTAAAGAAAAGATTTTTCTGACCACGTTCTCCGGCTACGACTCGCAACTTATGGCAGCCGACGTGCTGAAGGAGTGGCATCCCGGCTTCCGATGGACGTGCAAGGGATGGAGCGACATTGACAAATACGCCTGCCAGATGCACAATCTCGTATTTCCGCAGTTTGCCGACTGTGCTCTTGGCGACATCACCAAGATTGACTGGCACAAGGTAAAACGCTCGCTTGAAGGGCGCGAGGTTGACCTCTTCACCTACTCCTCGCCCTGTCAGGACATATCGCAAGCTGGCAAGCAGATGGGCTTGCAGGAGGGCAGCAACACCCGAAGCGCACTGCTTTGGCGTGTGGCAGATGCCGTGGAGGTGTTGCGCCCGAAATATCTCTTGCAGGAGAACGTGGCGGCATTGGTAAGCAAGAAGTTCATGCCCGACTTCCAGAAGTGGCTCGACAAGCTCTCCTCGCTCGGCTACGTCTCACGTTGGGCTCGCCTTAACGCCAAGAACTACGGTGTGCCGCAGAACCGCGACCGCGTGTTCTGCATATCCATGCGCCGTGACGTGGCCTTCGACTATAAATTTCCCGCTCCCTTCGAACTGAAGACCCGACTGGAGGATGTACTGGAAGAAGAAGTAGCCGACCGCTATTTCCTCAAAGACGATGCCGTTAGTAAGTTCCTCAAGGCGAACGACTCTGACAGCGCCCTATTCATTCAATTCGACCTGCCACCGACACACGAGGCAGCGATGTTCCTCAAGACGTGGCTCACGTTACGCATGAACGCTCTCAACGGATGGGAAAGAGAATTGGACGAACTGAAAAATTGTATAGAGAACGAGCGAGACGTATTGAACAGTGATTTCGCAAGTTTCAGCGAGTATCATACATTCCCTTGCGAAGGTTTCGAGGAATTGTTCAAGGAGAATATGGAGAGGAAGAAAGAATGAAAACTGACAATCCGCCCGACCGTGTAATCCGCATCATAGCTGATATGATTGGGGGGGTAGGTTGCTCACCTGCCCTGCCTCGATGTTCAGCGCAGAACGTTTCAACGGAGCATTTCACGGCATAGCAATAACCATCATGTCGCGCACTGATTGCAGCGACGTGTTCTTTGTAGCAGTAGAATTATGACACTCCCTTTCAACACCGAATCCGACGGCACATCGCGCACTATCAAATCCCAATATTTCAAAATGGGAGCAGCGAATGTGCTTGACCTTTCGCTTGACGGAGCCAACTTCAAAGCCACAGGCGTAATCGTGATATATGAATAACAACCATCGCCCCATCATCCTCGGCTCCTACAGCCCCTCGCAGAACGGCATCATCGTGTCGCCACACGGCATAGCCTTGTGCATAGCCGGGGGGGGTAAGGGTCACGATGTGGATAAACCAAAAATTCTCATAGAGTATGATTGACAAATCCATCCTCGTCCACTACCGCACCGAAGAGGCGAAAGCCTACCGCCGCGAGCATGGCGACCGGGGGGGCAAATACCAAGACAAACTGCATCGTCCCAGCCCATGGCCGTGGAGTAACACCATCAGCACAGTAACAAAAGACAACCTCCTATGCGTAACATTTATCTGATACACGAAGCTCGAACCGAACACGCAAAAGCCGTGCGTCGCAGAACTGGCACTAACGATTTTCGCGATAAGGAATGGCATCTGCGGCAGGGACGTATGATGCAATGTATAGGTACGTTTCTCACTACAGACAATCTGATAGCAATATGTTACGAATAAGAATTGCAGCCTTCCGTGGCCGCCCTTTGAATGGTGACGATTGCCCCAACATTCAGCGCATGGAGATAAACGTGTTGGGCATTACAAATACGCTTACGTCAGTAGGCAAGGATAATATGGTATATGTTGAATATTTATAAAGAAAAAACATGAATATAAACGAACTTATAAACCGCCTTGAGCTTTTGCGTAAAGAACATGGCGAATTGGAAGTAACAGTCAATGACGACGAGATTGTAGATGTTTGTTTTTACAGTTACAAAAACGCCATTGATATTGAAGGTGTTAATGGTAGAGATCTTAATCCTGATTGTTGGTAATGAAAATCCCATTCGTGCAACGCCTCTCGCACCTCTGCCCACGTCGGGGGTACTCCACCGCCCTGTCCGCACGCTACGACGGATGGGCAGGACTTTACGATGAGCACGGACAGCACACCATTGTATTGATAGAATATGATTAGACAGCAAATCTTAAATTCGCCCCCCAAGTATGTGCTACCATTCTTACGCATTATCACAAGGAGGGAGCAGGCAATATCATACAAGGTACAAGTTCAAAAATCAAAGCACCCGCAATATTGATAGAATATGAGTAACCGTAAAGACCTTATAAGGATGAAGTGGCGCGATGACGACACCATCCGCTTCTATCGCGACACTCCCGACAAGCGAGGAGTGAGCGAATTGGTAATAAACAATGTGGGGGGGATAGCATACACGATAATATCGGGAAATGTGGCAAACGTCCTCATTCCACTATAAGAGTATGAATATGATTGACAAGTATTACATCGGATGGGTACGCAGCGGCAAGGACGGCAAGGGTCTCGTAAAGAGCCGACCGCGCAAGCAGATAGCCAATGCCGTGACAACAATGGTCGGGAGAGGTATTGCCGACCCTCGCGACGGACTGGGCAACACCACACCGCATATAGTATATAAATTTGAATAAGATATGAAGCTAAGAATTGTTCCAATGGAAGTCTACAACGGTTGCATACCCGTGACCGTTTGGATGGTTCAGAAATATGTCGGAGGCAGTATCTTCGGCAAATGGGTAAACATCAAAGGTTTTTCCGACAAGGAAAAAGCAGTGGAACTAATGTCACTATTGAATCGTTAAAACAAACATAAAACAATAGAAACAATGAAAACAGAAGAAATCAAGCCTGGCGATGACTGACACCACACACACCCTCGTCCTCGGCATGATGCAGACTCCGCCCTACGACCGCATGTTTGAGCAGAGCCGCCGCGTATATTCCGCAAAAGGAATATCGCCTACGCTGCATACGCAAGGAGGGGGGGGATAGAGAGATAAAGGTATTGGTGGAGCTGTGAGCATGTCCGCATAGATAGAATAATTCTTCCTACATTTGTAATCAGAAAAGCAGAGAAACTTCACTTTTTACGAATTTATAGAGAACAATGAACACATTTATATCTACTTTTTTAGGCTGGGCATTCTTTCTTGGTGCCATCTTCGGCTGGACGTTCTTCATGGCCTTTGTCGTTTGGCGTGTGCGGATAATGCACAAGGAACGTCTTGCTAAGAAAAGTCAGCGAAAGAGCGAGGAGAAGCGGAAGACCGACTCTGACGACATGCCCGTGCTCCTCACTCCGAAAGAGCGTCGCGAATATATGCTCAACCATATCGAGGACGGACGTTTTTACGCAATCTCGTCGATCCGCAACTCTGACACCACCATTGTATGCGCCAAGCGATACGATGCCGAAGAAGAACGGCTATATTGCTATGCTTACCTCTGGATTAGCGGACGTGGTGTGTATAATCTTCACGTTAGTGATCCTCGCGGTATAGTTAAATTACGTGATTTTATTGACAACAAGCTCCTGCGCATCGATTTCGACTGTAATCCTCACCTCGTTGTCTTTGAAGAAGAGAACATTTCTCCGTATATCGTAGATAGAGACTACAACGCCTTCGTGCAAAGCTTGCAAAAGGCCGGGTTCGACGGGAAGATTGAGAAGGGCGAAGATAACGGACTGGGCTCTTACAAATATTCCTTGAAAGAAACAATAACGAAACAACAAGCAACATTTCAATAACAATTAAACAAAAACAATTATGAATATCATTTTTTCATCACTCATCGTGGTTCTCATCTTCCTGCTGTTCTCCCTCTTTGCCACTTGGCTCGACAAGTTCGGACGGAAACACAAGGAGGAGTTTATTGAGAAGGCTATCAACAGGGTTTCGTCTATCGTTTCAACTCATCTGACTACCGCCCTCGAGCTGTACAAGACCGGACCGTGGTATCTCGTGGTATATACCCAGGACAGCGACTACCCGGTATGGATTTCCAACAACAACATCCGCAGCGTACACCCCGCCCCGAATAACCGCAAGATTATCGTCACGCTGTTTCAAGGCGAGGATATGGTGATTGACAATGTAGAGATCTACGAGTTGTGCCCTGCCAACGAGCTGCGCAACTACGCTATGTAAACAGATACAACGCATATCATATATATACGACTGAATGGTTAACTAACACTGAAATGTAATTTTTTGTCAAGTCCTGTCGTCCGTGAGGATAGCAGTGCTTTTTGTTTTTCATCCGATATAAAAAGAAAACCTCCGAGGATGAACCATGTCCGCACCTTCTCTCTGTCTTTCCCTATCTTTGCGCTATAAACATTCAACAAAACACATATTCATCACAATGACAACAGTTAGCAACATCAGCGAGCTCCAACAGCGTAGTGAGGAGCTTCAGTCGCAAGGCTACGAGGCCGTTCTGCCTGGCGCGTTCTGTGCGCCCAAGCAGGGAGGCAGCAGTGTGTGTTCATGGGGCGATTACGTTCACCAGAAGCTCACGTCTTCTGCTACCATGACCGGAGCAGACGGCAATTCGGCAAGACGCGAAATCTCTGCCGTGTTCGGTTCAAGCGGTGGCGAGAACAAAGCCAAGCCGCAGGGTGTAGGCACACCTGAGCTTGGTTTCATGGAATGGGGCGTGGGCAACCGACTGCCTAACCTCGTGTATCTGCTCTCCAAGATGTCGCCTTTTCCGGCAGCGGGAGTTGACTTTGTGAAGAAGATACTCGTTGGCCGTGGTCCGTGCGCCAAGTATCACTATACGCAGTATGTCGGTGGCAATATCACCGAGAAGTCTATCTCCTACCCCTCTGCCGGCACCCTGCTCCGCGGACAGATAGCCGACCTCAAGGCTAAGGAAAAGCAAATGTCAGAATCGGAAAACCAAACGTCACGTTCGGTTAACCAAACGTCAGAGTCGAAATCCGAAGATGCCGACTCCGAAGAGATGAAGTCGCTCAAGGCTGCATTGGAAGAATGGAAGCGAACCAAAAAGGAGATGCAAGAGTTTATCGAGAACAATGATCTCCACAAGACCTACCTCGAAATGGCAGGCGATATGGCGCTCATGTCGCAATGCTTCTGCGAGTTGCAGCTTAATCAACGCCAGTTGGACTCTGAAGGTCGCCCCGTGCCTACGTCACAATGGAACCCGAAGATTGTGGGCATAAAGCCTCGCTCGGTGTTCACCACCCGACTGGAGCGCATGGACAGTCAGTATCGCATCAACTATGCCTATATGTCTAACCAATGGCTCGACTCTACGCAGACGCCCACCGAAACCGACCGTCGCATTGCTGCCGTGCCTTATCTTGCAGCCGACACAGCCGTAGCTGACCTCAACCGCCATGTGCGTGAGGCTCGTCAGCAGCGGGTGAGCCGCAAGAACCGCCCAACACGCTTCATCATGTCGCCACGCGACTTCGGCGGTCCTTACTATGCCGATGCCATGTGGCATAGCATCTTTGCCGGAAGCATCTTTGAGTATGCCTTCACCATCGTTGACGACCGCCTTACCCGCAAACGCAACTCGAACATCATCGGTCGCGTAATCTACATCCACCAGGAATACCTCAAGCAGCTCTACACGCAGCAGGGCGAGAACAAGAGCAAGACGATGGCGCAGATACAGCAGGAGGTGTTCACCGATGTCAACCGCTGGCTGTCTAATCCCGACAACGCGGGTCAGGCTCTCATCTCTGCCGTGTTCACCGGACTGGACGGCAAGGAGCACAAGGCATGGGAGATTGTGGAGATTGAGAGCAAGGCCAACTCGCAAGCGCAAGCCGAGAAGACCGAGCTCCAGGAAATATCTTCCATTATCTTCTTCGCCATGGGCTTGGACTCGAAGCTCATAGGCAACACCCCAGGCGACGCTACATCATCGGGCGGCACCGACCTCCGCGAGCGTTTCCTTGTAAAGCAGATACAGTTTGCCCCATTGCAGCAGCTCATGCTCCGACCATTGGAGGTGATAAGCAAGTTCAATAAGTGGGACTCGCACCTGGTGTGGCAGATAGACCGCGAAGTGCTCACTACGCTGGATAACTCGAAAACGGGGGTGGCGAAGCAGGAATAAACGTCTCAACTTAAAATATCAACGCACATGATACTATCAACAACCAAGGAGCTTCGGCTCCACATTCCCAGCAACGCCATCGACGAGATCAGTTCTCTTCAAGGCATACTCGACAACAGCGAGAAAGATTTTCTACAAGACAAATTGGGCAAGCCCCTCTATACCAAGCTCTGCGAATACTACGCCACCCTTGGCGGCGACAACTTCTATCAGCAGAAGACCGACGGTACCTATGTCAAGAAGCCGTGGAGCGTCCTCCTCTGCCTCGCCCAGCGCATGGTGGTCAACGATGCCATGGCGCGACACGCCTATCAACAGATTCTTTCGGTCAACGGTGCAGGTGTCAATATCGCCTCCTCCAACGACTACGACCCCGCCACAGAGAAACTTCTCGACAAGGGAGTGGCGGGATATAAAAAAGAGGCCATGGTATCGCTCAACAACCTACTCATGCTTCTCGAAGACTGGTCCGTCAGCATCAACACGCCAGCCGAAGCAGCTGACTCGGCAGACAGCAGCATAAGTACAGAAGTACCAAAGGACGACAGTACAGAAGAACCAAAAGACGAAAATACCGAAGCCCACACAGCCATAGAGGAAATCGTGCTGTTGTGGCAGGAAAGCAAGTACTACTACCTGCACCACGACCTCCTCATCCCTACGTGCAGCATCCTTCAGGAATACCTCAATGTTTACGGCAACCGCGACAAGTTCATCTGTCTGTTGCCAGACCTCCGCTACGTACAGGACGAATACATAGCCGATGTGTTTGGTGACGAGCTCATCGCCCGTCTTCAGCTTGCTGACGACCGCGACAAACTCCTTCGTAAGGTGCGCCGACTGATGACCGCATGCCTCGTGGAGCGAACCTCCGTCATTGCCTTCGACAAGGCTACCCGACAGATGGCGCACAACGAGTCCATCTCGCTCCGCGACTCCATCTTTCGCATCCTCAAGGCTGAGAAGCAGGCACAGAAGACCGCTGCTGGCAACGAGTCTTCCTCCACTGCCACCGCTCCCTCAACCAACATCACCGACTCAGCAAGCAAAGGCTACGAAAACAACCAGCCAGACAGCAAGATATTCGTATCGCCCCTGTTGTATTAAACAAGGCTATTAGTTTATATTTTATAAATAACATAACAAATAGGAATTATGGAGAAAATTATTCAAACATTAACACCGGCGATCTCGGCACGCATGCTGACCGACGAACAGCGACAGGCTTTCGAGGAAGGACTGTCGTTGTTGGAAAGTAACCCACGTGCAAAATCCTTCGTCAGCGACAGCCGACGCTTCCGCGATTACCACCGTCGTGTGCGCCAGATGATCACCTACCTGCAGACGATGGAAACAAAAGCCACTGCCTCACCGCAGAAGCGCAAAGTGGGCAGACCTACCAAGGAAGCACAGGAGGCGTACAACGAGGAACAGAAACAGAAGGCTCTTGAGGAAGCTAAAAAATCGCTGTTTCCCGAAATCAAACCCGACGTAACCCTCCAGCCTCTCACCTACAATGGTATCGTGGCAGACCCTAACGGAGAAAGCATTGCTGCTACCATGCCCAATCTGAAACAGATCCGTCACTTCCTCTCGGCAGAACTGCAGGAGCAGGTGAACAGCGTGCGCGACCTCCGCAATGAAATGGCATCAAAGGCTGAACAGGCCAAGACAATGGCAGAAGCCAACGAGAAAGCTGTGGAACAGGGGCAGACAGCCATCTATACCGAAAATGAGATTGCCGACCTCGCCACCCGTGCCACCGAGATTGAGAGCAAGATACTGCCCGACATCTACATGGCTGTTGACCGCGAAATGGGCGAGGCATATCTGCGACTCTCGCAGAAGACCGGCGACCCTGAATATATTGCCTATATCAGCAAGACATTCAGCATCGCACCACAGGATCTGCGCACCCAGTTCAAGCCGTTCTACGAAAAGGCTCTTGCTCGCGACCCACTCTTTGCCGAGACCGTAGCCGCGAAGATTGCTGCCGACCGCCCAGAAGTGAAAGCCGAGCGTGACCGCCAGGCCAAACACAAAGCCGAAGCCGATGCACTCATCAAATACATCATGCGTAAGGACAAGGCCAACACCAAGACTCGCGTCAATGGACTGAAAGAGCGCATCGACCGCTTGCGTCACGATTTCAGCGACATTGTGTCGGAAGACGAAATGACTGGCTATGAAGCCATCCTCACCAAAGCCATCGAGGAACTTGGTGAAACCACAGAATAACCGTTAATCATCAACATATAGCATGGAGAAAAACACACCTTTTGCCATACTCAAAGAAGTCTGCCGGCAGGCGTGCCACGAACGGCATGCCTGTTCGGAAGGCTACGTGGCCATGCTAAACTCTGATAACGTCAGTCAGATGATGGCCACATGGCGCAGGTATTGGGACGATGTGGTCAAGAGTAAGTTTGTGGAGGTGATACGTCGGGAGTTTCCTGCGCTATACGCCTCGCTCCGTCAGGAAATCAACGAGGCAGGCATCTATCTCAACGAATGTCCCGACCACGCCAAGGAGTTTGTGCGCGTCATCGTGACCGACTGCCAGCAACCCGTCCACATCTACGGAGAAGCCGATGCCTACGTCTTAGGTGAGGCAGAGGTGGTGGCACACGACCACGCCATGGTATATAACGAGCAGTTCGATGCGTCGGTCAGTCTGCGCGACTACTCGTTGGGCATGATCAAGGCAGGCCGTGTTGATGCACACGACGGGTCGGTAGTCAAGAGCCGTTGCATGGCGACACTCTACGACCATGCCGTCTGTGTGGCTTATGGCGGTACGGTAAAGGCCTTGGGCTACAAAGCGATTACCGCCAATGTCAATACAAAGGTATATTCCTTCGCCAAGCGCAACATCAAACTCTATGATGATGCACAACTCTATCCATTAACTGATTTACCAAACGATGAAATCACACATTGCAATCAAAGCCAAGGGTAAGACCCTCACACTACGCGAAGATGCCTCACTCAGTATCGAGTTTCAGAATCCGATGTGGAACGATACGGAGATGTTCTCCTATCCCGTTGACCTCCCTTTTGAAGGCAACCGCAACCTGTTCAAGAACGTAGATAACGCCAGTTCTGACATCCGACCCATCACTATGGAGCACGAGCCGATGCAGATATACATCGACGGAGTGCCGTTTGCCAGTGGCCCGATGGTTATCTCTGAGGACGAAGAACTGACCGACGGACTCTCTGTCAGTGTGGATTCTGCCGTAGATAGTTTCGACTCGCTGATTTCCGACCTGAAATGCAATGAGGTACCCATACCAGAAAGCGACCTGCCCAGTCTGATCATCGGAGAGAAGATTTCTGATGTCACCGTCACCGTGGAGTACAGCTTCTATGTGAAGTTGTACGACAAGACAGGAAAGCATAGCTCTACCACCATCAAGAAATGGTTCCCCTCGCAGACCTCATCGGCAACGTTTGAACCGCAGGCTCTCGGATTCTCCTATCCAGGGAAATGCAAGACCGGCGTTGGCAACGATATTGCGGAATTTACCACCGAGACCTATAAAGACGGTATCAAGGTGAATAAGCCCGTAGAACTGGAAAGCTATATCAACGTGACCGATGAGTATCTGAGCAATGCACGGGGTTCGTCAATGGGACCTGCCAAGTTCTGCAATGCACGCATCTGCTACAAGCACTACGACAAGGCCGACGACGGTACCACTTCCGACAGCGTGGTACAGGTGGATGGCAGTAAAGGCAACATAGAAGACCACGGCCCGTACTGGGTGCTCGATGCCAAGAGACCGCAATCGGGCATCTGCTTCTACGTACTTTATTTTTTAGAGTGCCTGTTTAAACACCTCGGTGTGGCTTACGACATCGACGTGCTGAAGAATATCGAGGACATGAAGCACCTTTGTTTCTTCACCACCAAATGCAGTTATAAGACCAGCGACCCGCTCCACGTAGGTTCATATACCGATAAAGACGGCAATAAGAAGTTCTATCCGTTCTTCGGAAACTCCGTCGGTACCAAAGGGTCTGACAAGGCCGTGTCTGACAAGTCGCGAAAGTTGCTCTTCCAAGGAGTCAACGAGTGGTTGAATAGCCGAGGATGTGGTGGTCAGCTCGAACTGGAAGAACTGACGGGTGTAGAGATCAACAGTTTTACACTGACAGAGCCGAAGGAATGGGCAAAAGAGTATGTATTGGGAAAGAACGTTGACGAAATCAAAATCTATCCTACCCTCCACTATGCCAAAGCCACCGCACAGATCCGCAATATGATAGCCGATGAAGGCAACTTCCCCGATATGACGGTATCGTCGCTGTTGGAGTCGCTGGAGAACATGTTTGGTGTGAAGTTTCACTACGACTACGAGCGTAAGAAAGTCACGGCATACCTCTATCGCGACGTACTCAAGACATCCGCAACCCCACGCACCTTCCACGGAGAGATTCACTCGGTCAACAAGGTCACGGAGAAGATTACCGGTGTGCGCATCGGTTACTCGGAAGAGTCGGATGCAAAGGAACAGCGTGACAATATCAGAAATAAGGTTAAAGACTATGATACCGCGTATGACTACATCGACTATCCAGACCCCAAGACCGCAGATCCTGCCAAGACTACCGTTATCGACAAAACTTATACTGACATCTTCCGCAACCCCAATCATGGCGACATGAGAGTCTATATCGACCAGCGCACAGGCAATGCCTACCGCATCAAAATTGATGGCAACTATACCACGGTCAACGATATGCACCCTGTGCTCTTTGAGGTCGGTCAGTTTAAGGGTGTGGAAGAAGGCGACTGCTCACAGCGAAACGAAGACTACGTGATGGAGTATCTGTCTGACTTCGTGCCTGTGCAGTTTAACGATGTCAACTATCAGCGCGAGAAATCCTATTACGAGGCAAACGGCACGCTGTCGTCAACCGATAATTTCACCATCGGTACCGTCAATGCCGCTGACAAAGAACCGCTCCTTGTGGCTTACATCGACGAGGACATGGAACATGAATTTGTGGAACAGCGCATCAGGCAGAATGTGGCAGGTACGCTGGTCAATGCCTATATGACGGAGGTACTGACCTGCAAGGAGTCTTACGACCCCTCAAAGACCGAAGATGGAAACTCACCACTACAATCCTACGACTGGGGATGTGCCATCGCCATGATGAGAGGTGGTGACAGCGGTGCCAACTTCGAGCAGTTTGACTCTAACTACGACGGGTTCGGCAACAATAAATGGCGCATGAAGTCACGGCAGTATGCGCTCACCTCCGACTCTATCGGATGCTTTGGCGAACTCTACGACTACAACGGAGTGAAGCAGGGTGGCTTTGGTGAACACTTCTCGCTCAAGCCCCGTGCCTACAAACAGCCGGCATGGGCATCTGCTCCGCTTTGCGATGCCGACCGCTACGAGGATGGCGAACTTATCAGAATACAATCGAGAGGCTATGTAGATACCTTCCTCAAGGAGTTTATCTACTTCCTGCTCAACCGTAAGAAATTCCGCATCAGGTGTACGGCAACGGTGGCACAGATTGCCGATATTCCAAACCACTGGAAGGAATGGTGGGTGATAGACGGGAAAAAGTGTCTCATCAACAAAGTCAATGCCGATGTGACCAACAAAGACGGTATGGGCGAGGTGGAACTGGAAGTGTATAGTATCTAATAAAAACACAAACATAGAACATGGCAAGATCAGTAGAATTAACATCGGGCAGCATCTTCAATGGCAACCCCATTACGCTGCTCATAAAACCGGAAGTTATCAGTGGTTCGCCCACCTTCCATCGTGTCATCATCGACGTGACGTGTGGAATGAGTGGTGGAAACTACGAAACCATCCGCATGTCTGCTCCTGTGGTCGAAGAAAGTAGTAGTTCGACCGTCGAAGTGGATATTTCATCAGCGCTGCGCACCTTTCGTGATTCTTACGTATATAAGCCGGTACCAACAACCTATCCTGTGGTAAAATTCCACGTCAAGGTGTACGATGAGTATTTGCTGAATGGTACGTTGAAACAGACTGAAGCAACATACTTCCCATCGGTAACAAGTGCTGGCACATCTTATCCCTGTACGCTGTTTGGCGGGTTCTCCGACCTTGATAGGCTGTTGTCTGGTGCAATGAAGACTGTAAAAAGGCTGACGCGCAAACCGCAGTCTATGGTGCAGTTGGTGGCAGTAGGCGAAACGTTTGCCTATACACCCCCTTACACCACCGAGCAGTCAATACTTGACAGCACACAACTCGAAGCACCTACATCAAAGGTGGTGACAATCAGCAAGGAGGGCTATCAGAACATAGAAGACCAGCAACTCTTCGCTCTCCCACAGACCGAGGCTTCCAAGCGACAGGTGTTCCGCTTTATCAATTCGTTTGGTGTATTGGAGAGTATCAGCGTTTGCAGAGAGTATAGCCGGAAGATGAGCGTGACTTCCACACAGTATGACAAGTCAACGCAAGAGAAATTCAACAGCGTATCGCGTACTGTTGTCAAGAAATCAAACGATCAGGAGCATTGGATTTATCAGACCGACCCGCTCGATGAGTACGGCTTGGAGTGGTACGCTTATGAGTTCCTGATGGCAGAACACGTATGGATGATTGTTGATGGCGCATGGTTGCCGGTCATCCTTATACTGGACGACGAAATCACACTTAAAGACGACACCAACGATACCCCTTATACCGTATTGTTCAAGGCAGACTTCAATTTCTATGGAAGTCCGATATTGAAGATATAGTAATATTCACCAATAATAAAGGTTCAAAACGGGCGAAGGTTCTGTTTTGAACCTTTTATGATGTCCGACAGTTGCTAAGTCTTTTTTTTATCTTTGCTTGCAGAAAAAGACTATTATAATGGCTCAACTAACACAAGCAACACCACGGAACTATTGGATTTCGCCCAATGCACTGTTTATTCAGTTGAACGCAATGGGCACACCCGACTATATCCAGGCATCGTGTACGAGCGGTGCACAGATATTGGTATATGTCAAAGACATCATCCCCTATGATGCCGGTCATAACTATCAGCGATGGCCGTTGCAGGCTTCACCTACCGTTTTCAATTCCCATACCGAGAAATACGTCTATGTGGCTGTGCCTCGCAGCGACTCGTCGCAGAAGGAGGCTGTTGTGGTATTTCCGTCAGAGGAAATCGACATCTACGGAAAGAACGAAAATGCCGAACAGATAGGCGACGAGAAGTACTACTACATCTTCCTGCAGGGTATCATCACCTCGTCGGGCGACAACGGTACCACACCGCGCGACTGGAAAGAGAATTGTCGCATTGCAACGGGCTACCTCTCGTCTGACGAAGCCGTATCGGCAGGTCCGAATGACAGCGAGTGGTTCAGTTTCAGTCCGGTAGATAACTTCACCACCTTCCTTAAAGACCTCACGATGAAGGCTGGCACAAAGTTTCGTGAACTCTTTGCCAAGGCTGTGACTATCGTATCGGGTGGCAGTATCACGTTTGAGGGACAGCATACGTCGTTGTCGGGTGTTGCCGATGAGACTACGGCAGCGGAAGCCGTTGACCGAATTGTTACGCCGAAGTATATGGATGATCATGCGCTGTCTTCTGTGCATGATGACGTAGCCAACGGACTGATTTCTTTCCTGCAAGGATTGCAAGTTGGGAGTTCGTTTATCTCTGGACTCCTTGGTACTGGTGGAGTGTTTAGAAAAGATGCCGATGGGAAAACTTATATCGAGGTCGATAAGATATATGCAAGAGTAAAAGCCATATTTGACAATGTAGAAATACGCAACTTTCAGCATACGTCCGGCAACAGGATTGTTTCTGTTGCAGGAATGACTATTGTCCGTGTCGAGAATGTTGATGCGAATGGTAATGTGATTGGTAATAATGATAACACAGGCGCTGTTACAACGGCATATCGGTGTTATTTCAGGGGAAAAGACGGAGATAATCTTCGTACCAACGATTTTGTCGTTGGCGACCTTGCTTTCTGTAGTAGAACAAGCGTTGATGAGAATCTTACACATAAAAGATATTGGCGTGCAGTTGTTCGCAAAAGCAACGAGGTGGATATAAACGGGAATCATTGGATTGATTTGTCTGTTGACGATTGCGAAAAAGACTCTGACATACCATCTGTTGGCGATGATGTTTCACAACTCGGAAACAAAACAAAAACAGAAAGACAAGGTGTGATCATTGAAATGTCAAGTGGTGAAGAAGCCCCTTGTTATCAGATATTCCAAGGGATAAACGATTATACGCTTGAAAAGAAGTGTATGATCGATTTGGGCTATAACTCCACTACTGGCAGGGCAAAAATGAATGTTTATGGAGATGCTTATATTGGTGACATTGACGGTAATTCATTTATACGATATGACTCGTTAGGCAAAACATTGGAGATTAAAGCCAAGATAGACGCAAAAAGCACCGTTGGAGATAAGGATATAAATACGTATATCAAAGACAATACGCTATCGAGCGATGATGTAAAGAACCTCATCAATAACTCCGAGATAATCGGCTCTCTGCAAAACCAGATTGATGGCGCAATCGAGACATGGTATTATGAAGGAGAGCCTACTCTTGAAAATCTCCCTGCGCAAGGTTGGACTGACGACGATACGAAAAACAAACACATCGGAGACCTCTATTATGACAAGGCGAGTGGCAAGGCATATCGTTTCTTGAAAGACTCAACGAATACATATACGTGGGCAATAATTACCGATGAGGATATTACGAAGGCTCTTGCTCTTGCAGGAGAGAAGAAGCGCATATTCGGCACAACACCTACACCACCTTATGATGTAAATGATTTATGGGTTTATGCTGTATATTCATCTGACGGAATCAAGTATAACAAGGATATATTACGCTGTATCACCGCTAAGTCAGCAGGAGAGAAATTCTCCATTGACGACTGGGCACTTGCTTCTGACTATGCTACGAATACAAAGGTAGCGCAGCTCGATTACCTTAAAGATGCGCTAAAGAACGATACCGTAGTAGATGGAGGTCTTATCCTATCCACATTGATTGCACTCCGTGACAAGAGCAAGAACATCCAGTCGGGCATAAACGGAGCGGTACAAGATGCCAAGTACAAAGGTGGCGGTATTGCAGCATGGTATGGCGGTGAAATGGGCGATATAGAGGATAAAAGCAACTACTCAGGTGTAACGAACTGGGCGAAATCTCTGTTACGCTTCGATGGCTCAGGCTACCTCGCTAATGGTAACATTTCTTGGGGTTCAACAGGTAATGTCACTATCAAAGATTTATCTGCACTTATTAACTCGGACAAAACCGATGTGCTCAACGTCTTAGCAAGTATAAGTGGTATGTTCTCAACGACCGTAAAAGGTTCAGAGGTTCTGCTTATACCTCAGAAGATATTTGGCGAATTGTTCATTGAACGCTTGCGCCAAGAAGACCTTGACAACAATGATGTTGTGCTCACTCAGAAAGAGCTAAAAGACCGTTTTGTAACTATAGACTGGTTTAATAAGGTATTCTCTGTTGTTGATGATAAGAAATCAGATTTGCCCGTGAATGGCAATATATCTTCGGGAGCATCTATCCGTGCGAAGATGAGTTTATGGTCTGACGGAGGAATTTCTGCATTAGGGAACTCTGCTTCATCAGGAGGCTCTGGTGGAGGTGGACTTGATGCAGAGCTGCTGTGGTCTCTTTTGGGCAATAGTGGTACTGAGCAGATTAGTAAAAGCCACCTTGCGGATGCTCTGGCAGGGTATGCAACAGAAGACTGGGTAGAAGGCAAAGGGTATTTGACGAGTCACCAAGATATTAGTGGTAAGGCTGATAGAAGTGAACTGTTAGGGTATCTCCCATTGACTGGTGGAACACTTACTGGCAGTCTTAACCTTGGCAGTAATACGCTTTTTGCTGAAAATCTTTCATTAACCAATGTGACAGATAACTGGAATTTCAATCACGCGGATAATAGATTAAGGTTTCTGTACTGTACTAATAAGACAGCTATAGGAGCGCCAGGAACATATTGGTCTGGAATATCTGCCATAACAGGATATACTGGTTTTCAGTTGGCAACGTATGGTTCTTTAGAGTTACCGTATCTTTACTTCCGTCATATTGGTGATAGAAATAGTTGGTCTGATTGGTGGAGAGTATATCACGAAGGCTTCAAGCCGACGAAATCAGATGTTGGTCTTGGTAATGTAGATAATACTGCTGATGCAAACAAGAGTGTGAGTTATGCTACTACAGCGAATAAATTAGATAATTCAGCAGGATCAGAAACCCTGCCAATATATTTTAAGGAAGGAAAGCCTACGGCAATAAGTTATTCCTTAGGTGCTAATGTCAAAAAATACTTAGGAAGTTTAGCATCATCAGGATGGAAACTTGCTGGTGGTTTAACTAATGGTTCCATCATTCAGGTTAGTTACAATAATAATCCGGCTCTTTGGAATAGTGGAAGATACTCATCTTCTATTGTGTTTGGGACTGGGGATATTAAAGGTCTATTAGATTGTCACTATTATAACCCCATAATTTCATTTGGCGGTGGGCAAGCTAATGAATCCGAAGATTCTCCCCATTGGTATTTCAAACTGCATGGAACTTCTGAATGTACTTATACATTTCCTACCAGTAGCAAAACCCTTGCTGCAAATGATGGATCAAATGCTACAGGTACCTGGGGAATCAATATTACGGGTAATGCTGGCAGTGCCAATTCGGTTACATGGAGTAATGTAAGTGGTAAACCAACAACTCTTAGCGGATATGGTATTACTGATGGGTTGTATTGCTCACAGGTATCAGTACAACACACTACTCTTGATTGGATAAAAGCTGCTGCTAACTCACATCGTCGCGCATTTATATATAATACATCTGGTGAAGAATATTCATACTTAATAGGCATGGAAAATTATAATAGTCAGGTGCAATATGGTGCTATACTGAAGATGGGCTATGCTGACACCTATCTTAGGATATTAAGAAAGAGAGGTGGTAAGTGGTCATCTGATGATTGGGAGAAAATTAGTGCTGGATATGCTGATTCGGCAGCACAAGTAACTAACTCTCTTTCATGGAGTGGTTATAGTAGCGGTTCTTATAATGGATCTACTGCACAGTCCATTAGTATTCCAAATAATACTAATCAACTGACTAATGGCGCAGGTTATATTACATCTTCTGCATCAATCACAGGTAATGCTGCTACAGCTACAAAATTACAAACAGCAAGGACTATCTGGGGGCAGCGTTTTGACGGAACAGATAATATAACTGGTAGATTTACCTGTGATAGAATACATATAGGTAACACAGATGAACTCTGGTGTGATACAGCACTTTTTATTCAATATGGCAATTCGTCAAGGGCAAATGTATATATCTGTGCTTCCAGCAGTAGTAATGTAGGCAGTGGCAATGTCGGAATTGGTACAACTTCTCCTACCCATAAACTCCATGTAAATGGTGATATGGCTACTACAGGCAGGGCTATTGTCGATTCTTTACAGATAGGTAATATCACTATCAGTTATGATGCAGCAAATAAGGGTCTGAGGATAGCAGGAGGAGGTTTATATACTGACTCCTATCTGTCTAGCCTTGGAGTAGATGCAAGTACTGCGTTGTCAGTGAAGAAATGGGCTGACAGTATAGACTTGACGGAAGAGAGTGATTCAGAACTGGCTACTGCCTACAGTATAGGCAATCTGTATAGGTTGATAAACTCTAATCAGAAATCAATTACTCAATCACTCAATCAATCAGTGAGTGCTTTACAAGGTCGCTGTACCAGTTTGGAGCAGAGAGTGAGCGCATTGGAAAACAAGGTTAATAAATAAGATTAAGATATGGCACATGATAATGGTAAGATAACAGCTCCTGTGAGCATCAGAGATGTACAACTGACGTTGGGCGAGAGTATTGGTGTGCTTGCACCCAAGAGAAATAATGGTGTGGAGTATGATTTGTGCGGAAGTCCCAATATCAATATATGGTCGAAGATAAAGCCATGTAGGTATGATAGTTTGGTCAAGATGCAGTCACATGAATATACAGCTGTAGCAGATCCAAGCGACCCTAACAAGGAGAATATCATATTGGGTAGTCAGACATTGACTCCTATCACTAATGGTACTACGGGTATTATTTTCCCCACAATGATGATGTGGAGCGATGCTGCAAAGTTAAGGGCAGGATTATCTGTCAGTGGACTTAAAGACCAGAGTGCAGCTGAGTATAGACATGACTATCCTACGGGATGGGATGGTAAGTACTACTATGCATCGAGGTTGCAGGATTTTGATGGATATAATCATTATGCACCTATACCCTTTAATATAGATGATGTTAGATTTGGTGGTCGTACTTTTAATGTCAATGTTGGTCTCAATGTTAATGATGAAGGAGTACGTGCTAAGACATTTGATTACAATATCTACAAAAATGTTATATGGCGACTTGCTGTTGCTGTAGCCAGGAAAGGTAGTGAGAGTTTTAGTTTGTACTACATGAAGGATGAAGATGCAACAAAACAAAATCAGTATCTATACAGTAATGGCTTCTTAGGTACAATAGGTGATAAAGACTCATCATATAAGATAACAGGTGAGGTAGCCTCTCCTTTGACTGACTATGTATTCATAGGAATGTTGATAGCCTATAAGGTGACACAGAATATTGGGGGTGATGATCAGCCTATTACAGAAACAGTGTCTCCTATATGGGCTTCCCCTTCTGATAATTCAAGATGTGGAATCCCAATGCCATGTAGTAATGTGGTAGCAAAATCAAGTTATTATGTAGCAAGTGTTAGCTTTACTGATATTGACTGGATGTGGGGATTACCTGTGGACGGTGATGTTCCTGTACTGGGTTTTGGTGATTATTCTATCATCATAAAAGTAAAATATAAAGGAGGTGATATTGATCAGACACTAACAGGTTTAGGTCTTGCAATATATATAAGTGGTAGTCTTGTAGGGACTCTAAAGATTGGTTCTGTGACACTTGCTGCTGGTGAGATAAAGAACGTGGATTATTATTATCTGACTAACAGAACAGGTGTAACACCTGTTAAAGTAGTCCTGATAAAAAAGAATCAGGAAACTGATACGAAAATATTGAAGACTATAAACATAACCCCACACAACTAACAAAATAATGTTTAACTAAATAAATAATAAGATTATGAACGAATTGATTATCAAGTCTAAGTCAGAGCAGACACAGGCAGAGTATCTGACAGAGAAGTACAATGTGAACGTCACTATCCAGTCTGCCAATGGCGGAAAAGTGGAGTCTGTCCATGAAACATTCCTTGACTCAAAGGACAATGGCTATATTGCCAACGTGAACATCCGAGTAGAGGCTGACGGTGCATTGAGATACAATCTTGATGTGGCTAAGTCAGATGAAACTGAGGCTGTGGTTGCTGTTGCAAGAGAGATTGAGAAAATTGTGTTTAAGACAGAGGAAACCACTCTGGAGGAAACCTCTGAGGAAAAGGCTGTGGCAGAGTAATTAACTTAATTAACTTAAATAAAAAGGAGAAGAGAAATATGAAAGTAAGAAAGATTGCAGAGGCATACAATGTGCTTGTAAATGCCAAGATTAGCAAATGTGAGGATGGTGAGAAGGTTGCTGTCTGGAAGGTATGTCATGCTGTGAAGAAGAAAGCAGAGGACTATCAGGAGGCTTGCAAGGATGCAACATCAAAGCTCAATGACATTGAGGACTATGAGAGCAAAATGCAGAAAGCACTGGAGTATGAAAGCAAGAAAGGTGAAAACTGCGAGATGAAGGCTGAGGAGTACAAAGCCTTTGTTGCGGAGTATGACCGAGTAAGAAAGCTTGTTGACAGTGCTGTCAAGGAGCTTGGAGATGCCGATGTTACTCTCGATGTAGAAGGTATCAGCGAGGATGCTTTTGGCAGATTGCTCGCCAGCAACCCTGATTGGGAGATGAAACAGATTGAGGTTATTTCAGATGTAATCATTAAGGTATGAAAAAGATTATGAAGTGGCTGGGTAAAGTGCCAGCAGAGAAGTGGATGAGAATGTTAATTATCATGGTTGTTACCATGCTGTGTGTGGCAGGATTCCATATTGCAGGATGGGATGGTCTGCCATGTGTGGTGTTTGGATGGATGCTGTCATTCTTCCTGTATATTGGCAGTCAGATAGCAGAGGATAAGGTCAAGGGGGAAATAGATAATACTAATTTCCCCTATGACGCTGTTGCCTCGGTAGTGTCGGCTTTAGTGCTAACTGTTTTAATGACATAGAGGTATGGTAGCGGAAAGAGTCAGACAGGCACGTCGGTTCGTCAGGTCTGTCTGACGATAAACCATAACGATTATGTAATGCTACATATCTTTTTTTTTCTGAAGTTATTGATTTTTCGTGGCGGCGGTTCGTGAGAATAGCCGCTTTTTTGTGGGCATACGGAAACGAAAAATGCCTGCTACCTTCTCAGGCAACAGACATCAACCAAATTTAATACTTTATGTAATATGAATTTTTTTAAGATCTTTTGTCGCAAAGATCCGTTTAGCTATGAAGTATCTTGTGCAAAGGTACAACAATTATTTCATATCCCCGTCATTTCTCCGAATATTTTTCTATCCGACGTGTCCGACCCTCTCACTGTGTCCGATGTTTCACGCACGTTTTTTGTACCTTTATACCATGAGCAAAGTCGTAGTACTTTCATAGTACTTTCGTAGTACTTGCTCTGTGATAGTTCTCGTTCCTTTTTAGGGACAATGTTTCACGGAAAAATTTATTGCGTATGGCAAAGATTGTTCCAAGCCACTTGGTTAGTTCCATTAGTGGCAAACTGTGCAAAAAGGACACTACTTACATTGGTGTCAACAAGCGCACGGGTAAGATGTATTCGGCAGGGTATCATGGATGCACACAGCCGAACAGTGAGAAACAGCAAGTGGCAAAGGCCGACTTCACGAAGAAGGCGCAGTTTGCGGCCTCTTGGTGGAAGCAGAACCGCCCGTCCGCTACGTCGGCGAAGGGCACGGAGGCTTACCTTGCTGTGATGAAGGCGTACAAGGCGCAGCACAAGATCGGCAACCCGTACAGCTTCATGCGCTCCCTCGTCACCGACGACTTCAAGGTCATGCTCTCCTGCAACGACCTCACAGGTGGCGTATCGGCTGACGGAGGCTCCGGCGGTGGTCAGAAGCCTGGCGGCGGCAGCGACTTGGAGATGTAACGGCAGACAGGGGTACGGAGGCTTTTTGTCTGTTTTCCCACGGTAGGCACACGCTTGCCGTGGGATTTTTACGCTTCGGGCAACAGCACCACGCCCACGCGGACTTTTGCACCACAATGAGGACAGAAGGCGGTGGTGTTGACTATCGGTTGTGTGTCCTCTTGTGTATTTTCTTTTTTCTCCTCTTTTTCTTTGTCGGAAAAAGATAATGTCGTTTCTTCCTCGTCGGTTGGGAAGAACATGTCGCGAGGGTCTATATCGAGGGCCATTGCTATGCGATATATAGACGCTGTTGTTAGCGATTTATTGCGTAAGAATTGTGCCATCGACTGCGAACTCATGCCGCAGGCTTCGGCAAATGCGTTTGTGCCTAACCCCATTTTCTGCATGAGTTTGCGAAGATTAACCTCTGATTTTGGTCTTTTTTCTGTTTCCATAATCAAACAACTATATATATTTATTTGCTATTTATTTGCAAAGGTAATGTTTTTATTTAATAATACCAAAGTTTTAGTGATAAATATATTTGTTTTCAGTAAAAAAAAGCGTTTTCTGTTGATTTTTGTGTGTTTTGAGGAAATATTTGGGCGTTAAACGGTATATCTGAATTATTCTTTTACCCCTATAAATGGCTAATAGCCAGCATTTTAGCCTACATATCTACCTGTAAAAAGCCATCCGGTGTAGAAATCTAAATAATTGATAATTAGAGCAATCGCATCCAGCAAACTTTCCTTGCAACTTCGATTCACAGGCGAGAGCGCCGCCGCACTGATGCGCCTTGCGTGCCCCCGCCAGCGTGTCCGGCTGTGAATATGCGGCCGCACACCAGGGAGGACACCACGGAGGACACCATCAGCCACCGAGGACCACTCCACCGAAAAACGGTATTATATATAATAAGGTATAGTAATAAGTTTATTTGTGAAATTATATTTAATAAATAGGTTTATTTGTTTAGAAAAGGTTAAAAACAAATATAAATATAAACTTTTTAATAATTTTATTTGGTAAAAACAAATAAAGTTATTACCTTTGCATCGTAAACAAAAACAAATTAAATACTTTAGCATTATGAACAAAAAACAAACATCTGTCTTGGTTGCACTTGCAACCATTGCATTAAACAACAAGGAAGGTTTTACCGTTTCCGCTGCCACCTTGCAGCCTATTACTATTGGTTACGCTGTTGCCGTCGCTGATACTCAAGACTCATTCGGTTTTGCCGGCTTGAAAAAAGTTATAGAATGCGTTAGTGAACATCCGGAAATCAACGCTTTCGGCGGATGGCTAAATCCTGATAATAGACAGTTTTATTTTGATGCCACCATAATTGTAAATGATTTGAAAACGGCTATAGAACTTGGACGTGCAAACAAACAATTAGCAATATTCGATTTGGCAAATGGTGAAACTATTAACCTATAATTAACAACCTGGGACCGGCGCCCGCCGGTCCTTTATCTAACAACTTTTAACAACTTTTAATAAAATAAAATTATGAAACAAATAAATAAATTATATAGCTTTATAAAAGATCCGCGTCTTTATGGAATCCGAAAAAATACACGCGTATATAAAGTTTTATGTCGTTTGGCTGTTTTTGGTATAGTTACAACAGGCTACAGTGACAAAAACACAAAACACGTTGACACATGGGATGTTGTGCACGTGTTGGATCGTCTGGGTATTGCTTGTGGTGCAAAGAATGTAGCCCCCCGCGGCGGCGCGTGTGGTGAACGCGTTTTTTTGCAGGGAGCTGTAAAAAAAGACTGTTTGGAAAATTACAAAAATTTTGCAGAATCTTTTTTGCTGAATCATCCCAAAAAAAACACTTGGGACGTTGAAAGTGAATTTATAAAGAACTTGCAAAAATAGAAGGTGTTAGACCGGTACCGCCGGTCCTTACATCAAACAATATTAAATACTTTATAGATTATGGCAAGAATCACGAAAAAACAGGAGTTCGACGAGCTCTCAAAGTTCGGTTGCGCTTTCCTTCAGACAAACAATTATGGCGGTTATTGCATCGTTATAGACGATGGCGGGGAAGGGGTATTATGGCGTGACTGCACCAGCAGAAATGAACACACGGCACAACGCTGGCAGCGCATAAAATACACTTGCCCGCGTGATCCTGAAGCTGAATGCCGTCCGTATTTTACCATATACGGAACGCGTTATTATCTGGACGATTTTATGTACACCGCTTAAATCATATCAACATGGTACAGAACATCACAATATCACGCACAACGGGCACCCGTGCCCTTCTGGCGGCTTTAATTACCGTTATCGTGTTACTCGTCACTCGTATGGTCAAGAACGCCCTGGCGGTCCTGAAAACGGTCTGCCAGTGGCTCCACACACGGCATAGCTTTTACGCCCAGGATGGCGATCCCATCAAGTGCACCGGCTGGCAGTTCGTCGGTTACAACATTATTGCAGTGGTAATAGCCCTATTACTTTGCATCGAATACTAACAAAAACGCCTATTATAGGCAGATATAAACATCACCAATTTTTTAATTTTTACAGATATGGCACAGATAGTTTTGTTTAATGTGACGAATGATACACAGTATCTCCCACAACGTCGAGACATGTTCAACGAGGCACGATGGAAGGAGGCGAAGCGACTCCTGGCTCAGGTACTCAAACAGCACAGCAAGGAGGCGGGCCGCTATTCGTTGCGCTTCCTTCAGGATAGGATGGTAGGTGGGGACTTCCCTGCACCGGCTGGAGGCTATCACAACGGTATCACGTGTATTGCCAACAGTGGCGAACACAGCCAGCAACGGGGCGAGTTTACGGTGCATGATATTATAGGTAGCTCGTATATCTACGAGGCACCCACGGGCGATCTGTGTATTGCCAACATACCAGACAACGACGGAGATACGGAGTACTACCGTATAGCGGTATTGTCTTACTAATCATCAATCACGGGGCTGCACCTGGCAGCAGGTGCCCCACTATTATAGAACACGTAAAAAAATGAGAAATATGAATCAGATTCTTTTTGAAGCAACGAAATTGATTTGCAACGACGGCAACGTATGTGTATGGAAGTATGAAAGCCTGGACGGTTTGCGATACTTTGCCACCAAGGACGATGCGCAGAAGTATATAGATTTGCACCACCAGTTTTGCCGTGAGCAAGGCAGAGAGGAAGAAGCCTACAGTATCGGCACGAAGGACGACTTTATGGCGGCTGCTAAAAAGCATGAAGCCGATAAGAAGGCCAACGAGGTGAAGGAGTACGGAAAGCACGTTGACGCATTGATCGAGCGCAGACAGCTCGAAATTAAAGCCCTGGACGGACTTATTCAGGTGTGCAGACAGTTCGATGGCAAGGTGCTGAATAAACGCTTCCATGATGCCATACATGAAGCTACGGGCTTTTATAGCACGTTCGGTGAATACCGTTTCAAGCTGAATTGCAGCGACTATTACCGTATTACAGAATATTGTCCTAACGTCTCAATATCCGCCGACTGGAGCCACGGCATCAACCGCTACACCGGCAAGAAGAAGGAAGTGAATCCTAACGACTGGCAGTGGAACACGGGCGACCGTCTGGAGGCAGGAAAAGCGGTTGCAGTTATAGAGTTTTACAAAAACGGCCGACTTGCCCAAATCGAGAGCCTGAAGGCTTCAAAGAAGAAGTACGCAGCCTATTTGCGACTGGCACGTAAGGCGGAGGCGATAATGAAAGAAATGGAAGGCTACGACTACGAGATCCGCGAGTTCGCAAAAGAAAAGGCGTTAAGCCAGTATAGCCATCACTCCTACTTTTGGAAGGGCTATTAAATCAACATTCACGGGCTGCACCTGGCAGCAGGGCAGCCCCTATTATAGAACACATTAAAAATTGAGAAAATCATGGATAAAAAGAAATATATCGACGTATTGACCGAACAGGCAAACAAGCACAGCAGACCGCAGGAAATGGCCCTGAGCGACTTCTGCGACTATCTTATAGAGTTTTTCAATATTGATGCTTTTAAGACTGGTACAACCGGTCAGCATTTCTTAAACTGCACACAAAAGAATCCCACCTTTGCCGATCTTGCTCTTCTGTGGCTCAACGACGTAAAAACGGCGATGGAGCATGGCCAGTGGCTGGACGTGTTCGGCATCCTGTATGAAGAAATGTATCTGAGCCGTGGCAAGGCATCGAAGACGGGCCAGTTCTTCACGCCTCAGAGCGTATCGGACCTTATGGCACAGATCAGCGGTCTGGGAGCCGGCGACCACGGCAAGGTGAATGACTGCGCAGCAGGTAGCGGACGTTTGCTCCTGGCTCACTATATGGAGAAGAGCAGACTGGACCATTCAGCCGGCCGTCGCTTCGAGTATGTGGCACAAGACAGCGATTCTATTGTCTGCAAGATGTGCGCCCTGAACTTCATGGCACATGGCATGTATGGCCGCGTGGAGTGTCGAGACACATTGCGCATGACGGAGCCGTCCGTGGTGTACGTCGTCAACGAAGTGAAATATCCGTTTAACACGCCTTATTATAGCGTGAGAAAAATATTAGCGAAGGAGGAGAAATAAGGCATCACGGGAATTAGACATCCCCTATTATCGAACATCTAAAATACTAAGGATTATGACTTTACAAGAATTTAAGCGCGAAGCGCAAAGAAGAGAAAATTATTACGATAACAGCGCCAGTGCCGCTGCACATTGGGATAAAACATGGGGCTTGACTAATCATAGTCTGTTGTGGTATTACAAGAGCTACACTATAGGCAATATGACATGGAAAGGCGGCAAGGTGCGTCTTCGTCATGGATCATACCAGAGTGTGGACTGCTTTATTGGCGACGAGCAAGTAAGCGAGTACCGCTTCAAAAAAGCCCTTGAGTCTTTTGTTTTCCCCCCGCTTACCAAGGAAGAGGAACAGCACATCGAGGCAGAACAGCAGCGTCTGGATGCTATTATGCGAGAAGATCGCATGAAGGCGAGCAGAAAAAAATATCGTCGTCAAGAAGTAGATACCCGTCAACTTTTGCTTAACTTTGCAGTATGATAGCATCAAGAACAATTCATTCCTTCCTGCTCAGTCAGCAGGAAGGACACACGCTCCTCACGGCTCAGGAATACCCCTGGAGCGTGTTGCAGGTAATACCTACCACTCCGGCAGGCTTCGACCGCACAGTGGCAGTTTTGGAGCAACGAGGTTTTGTAGCCTATCACGACACCGACCGTACATTCTGCGTCATCCACCTGACAAGCGGCGACCATGACGGACAACACCCGGAACGATATATCACCATCAACCAGAACAACTACATGCAGTTCATCGAGGCATTGAAGGACACGATGGCACAGGCGGCGGTGTGGTATAAGACGAATATTATAGACCCTATAAAATATTGAGGAATTATGAAACGAGTATATATATTAAACACTTGCGACGAACGGAAATCGTGGAGTTCATTTCATCTTTACGGCATCTGGGCATCTTCCAAGGCCGGAACTCGTCGCCTTGTTAATGCTATTATTGCAGGCATTGAAAAATACTATTTTTCGTATGAAGACAAGTATATGGATATAGCGAAACAAATAGAAAGTTTGCGTGAAGACGCAAAAACAGATTGCAACACCTTTTATTCTCTTTTGCAGAGTAAATTGATTTACGGATCAATCGAGTTGGTGGAGATTCGGTAATAACGAAGAATTGACATTTTAATACTTTATAGAATTGTTTGGAGTTATGGACAATAGAAAAGAATACACCTACCTGCTTTGTGTCGGTGGCAAGATCTTGAAGATTATAGCTAAATGGTGGAGCACTCCGCAGGAAATGACGGCAGCGAAATGCGGTATGACGACCGCGGCACGCACATTCAGAAAGTCGGCGGGTGTGTTGGTCTATGAGCGACAGTGCGGCGACCTCTGGAAGTTTGCAGAACGTTGCGAGGTACGCCCCGACTCTTATCCGCGAGAGATCATCCTTACAGCGGACAACGAGATATTATATTAAATATATTATAGAACCTATAAAAAACGACAAAAAATTATGGCAAGAATTATAATACTAAACACCTGCGACGAATGGAAGTCTTACGCCTCCTTTCAGCTTTACGGCACATGGGCGACAATAAAGGCCAGTTGCCGCCGACTATATAAGACCATTATAGAAGGCATTAAAGACGGCACATTCGCGTATGAAGATGAAAGTATGTCGCGCGAGGAACAGATTCTGACGTTCAAGGAGGATGAAAAGAGAGAATGTGCCACAACCTTCTTGCGTGATCTGCAGGACAAGCTAATATATGGGCACCTGGAATTGTCCGAGCTTAGATAATACTATATTATACTGCCTAAAAAAAACGACTGAATTATGGCAAATATATTCAAAAATGAAACAATAGGCTGCTTGCAGAGCTTTGCGGGATTTTACGATTCGATCTGGGAGCCAGACGCGGAAATATACTACGAATGTGAGCGGACGGGACAGGAGGAAGATATTGACTTTACCTTTGACTACCAGGAATATCGGCACGATATTTGCAAGAACTATACGCAGGTGTGGGAGCTCTGGCTGCGGGAGTTCATCAGTGACGACATACAACTGGAGTTCCTGGAAGTTGTGAGACCACAATATTACACAGCGTGGGAAACCGACCGATGCCGTGTGAAAATCCAACTGACACAGGCTGCGGAAGATGCTATTATAGCGAAGATAGAAAAACACCGTGAACTGTTGGCTAAATGGATCAAGGAGAATCACACGAGCCGCGATGGCTTCATCTCGTATTTATCAAATGACATCGACCAGTGGCCCAGCCGATTGTTCGACGATCAAGAAATCCGCCAACCCGCCTATCTGTTCTATATGCTCTATTATATAGTCAAGGCAGAGTTTATCAGGATAGGAGCAAACGTGAATATTGAACACGAGGCATACGGGTGTATCTGCGACGGCATAGACATCACAGCCTACATGAAGGAGGTTGTAATGGCTTAATTATTGAACCATATAAAAAAACAGAAGACTATGAACAAAGAAAAAACGCTGAAGATTCAGGAGCTGGTTCAGAAGTTCCAGGACTCGTGTCAACCTGTGCGAGGATGTACGCACACATCTTGCGACAAATGGCCTTGGAGAAGCTGCGCAGCGCACCAGACAACGACAAGTCAGATGGTGACTCTGCCAACTGACACCCCCACCCCATCCCGCGCTCGGCACGGCTCAAACGGTGGTTCGACTCCGCCGACGGGAACTATTTTTGATAATCTAAAGTATTTTGTATTTTGTTTTTAGGCTGATTTGCCGTCCGTGAGGATAGCGAACAGCCGCCACCACTCCCCACGGCTGGCTTGCGAGGGATCGACACCCGAAGGAGTGACAACGTGAAAAACCACGGACGACACGGAAGACAGACAGAGAAATCCGTGAACCTGTGGAATATGACAGAAGAATGTAAAGAAAATAATAAAATACGCAATAATCATGAAATAATGCGTCATTTATTTGATAGTTTCAAATAAAAGTACTACCTTTGCGTCAGATAAAAGAAACGAATAGTAGAACCATTCAGAACAGGGCGGCAACCTATAAGCGGCAAATAATTATGAATACAACAATCTTAGAAGAAGCTCAGAGCATGAAGGTACGTTTCCACATTGGACGTGGCGGACAATTCCACAATGCAGGTAACAAAATTTATGTCGGCACAGTGAACGACTTGTCGGATTGCTTCGGCGACTCCATTGTCTTTAGTGAGGACGAGAACGGCAATCCACTGCCGGATAGCGATTGGCAGTTGGTGGATAGCGGTGGTAATGTTATCCTGTCTGGACGCGACCAGATAGAAGCGGAGACCGGAACACTTGATTGGGATTCAGAATATGACACCGACATCGTGCGCTATCTTGAAGATTGTGACGATGATGAGTATCAGCTGATACTTGACACCGCGGAGCGTGGTGGGCATGTAGAGAAGCCTGTACTGGCATACGCTTGCCACGCACTCGGCAAGTTGATGGCAACCAATATAAAGGTATATCCTTCCAACATGGAGGTGTTTACCCAGGAAGGCTGCACCACCTTAATGCGCGGCAACTTCGATGAATACACTGAGGATGAAGAGGACGAGGTGCGTGTGCGGCTGGAGGAAAAAGGCTTTATCTCAGAGTCTATCGACGAGATCATTGATAACATGAAGATATATCAGTGGTTCAGCGATGAAGAGGAAGAGGAAGATGAAAAATAATCACTTATAGAGCCTCTGAAAAACTACAGAATCTATATAATAATCATTCAGCCCTCGACATCACGGTCAAGTCATTGAGTATGAATAAATTCGATATGATTATGGATGGGCTAAATCATAACCTTCAATGTTTGTTAAGCGTAAGATTGCCATTAGCTGACTCTAAATATTCAAAGTTCGGAAAGGACTTTTTTGATGAAGATTGGATAAATGATAAAGTCTTGGCATATTTCGATTATTTTAGGTACTCTTCTGATGATTTTGCTGCATGGTATAAACCTAATGAAGAAAAAGCATGGTTTGACTTACGCTTAGGCGAGGATGGTAAAATTTATGCAGTAGCAGGCGATTCTGAAGGTATTAAGTTCTTAAACGAGATAAGCTATATAGCATTAGATTATCGCGACTATGAGATAAGCTTTATGGGTGCCAAGAAAGATAGTTATTGGTTTAATTTCAAAATTGACCCTGATGGTGGTATTTTAAAATCGCCCGACATTTGGCGTTCTTTTGATGAATATGACGACTTAAATTTTGATGATGCATATTATGCGATGAAAGAATATAGCTTCAAGGCAGCTCTTGATGATTTGATTGATCACAGTGACGATTATCAGAACCTGGATAACGAGGAGGAAGATATGGAAGAGGAGGAATAAAAAGCCCGACCTAAGCCGGGCTACGCGAGCCATCTGGTTCGAATCTACGATAGTAGAAATTTGCTCTTGTGAGCGTTTGAATCCACAATTCCGAAGAATTGACGGTCAACGGAAGTTGTTTTTTCTTTCAATTCCATAATGGTACGATTAAAAGTTCTCCGAAGACAAGTGCAAAGATAGTGGATTTTCCGCTTGAACAATAATTCAATAACAACATTTAACAAAATTAACAAATTAAAATTATGAGGAAATCTATTGATACATACGTACAGAGCATTGCGCATGACAACGCTCAGTATATAAAGGATGGTGGATATAAGTCTATCGCAGACTACATCATTACAATATCCGAGAATGCGGATTGTGGTTGGTTTGATATGTTCGATGATTCAGAACTTGATGGCGATGAACCTTCAACAGAGCAAATTGACGAGTTGAAGAATTATCTGAACGACAATTATAACTATCTACCTGAGTAAAACCTATTCAGCCCTCGACACCACGGTCAAGTCACTATGTTATGAAAAAACGCTGTGTTCTTACGCTGACAGATGATCAGCTTGCGAAACTGATAAAGGGATATGTGGACTTCGACAGCATAGTGCATCATGCGCCCAATCTCCTGCGATACCCCATCGAGATAAGATACAAGGTGATAGAGACACTTGAGAATATTGGTATATCGGTTAGAGAAAATCCAGACGGAAGGGTTCTGAGGTCTGTAAGGTTGGAATGTACCGACAAGAACGGAACCTATTATGTGATATGCCACATAACAGCAAGTAGCGACGAAGACGCCTTTAGGGTTTTTGTTGGACCTTTATATAAGGTCGTTGAAGGCATTGATCCGTTTAGTGCGGAATCTGATATAGAACTTACATCAGAGCAGGTGAGTTTACAGAACGATGAGTATATGAAAGATATTTTTGGAAAATAAACTGGAACAACTATGATTACGAAAGAACTGGCAAAGCGGCTCATAGAGCAGGCAGAATATAATTGCTCAGGAGAGCATGTAGAGTACACCATTGACGACATACAGTCACTCAGCGAAGAAGGTGCTTATCTCGTCCTGGTATCATCTGAGTCTTGCAGAACATCATTTGTTTGCTATGAAGACGGCACGGCATATTTCCTCAACGACTGGCAGGGTGGTTTTCCCACCAACGAGATAGAGATTGCGGACTATAACAACTGGGTCACAATAGACTGGAAGGAGTCGCCTGTTTTATTCAATGGAATCCCAAGAATTTTGTTTGAATTGTAAAATCATTCAGCCCTCGACACCACGGTCAAGTCACTACGTTATGACAGCTACATATAATCACACATTATCGAGCGATATACTGCATAAGCGTTTCAGCGCGAAAGAACTTTGCGAGTTTCTGAAAGCCAATCAGGGGAAGACATTTGATGCTTACTATATCCACGCAACAACATGCTTCATCACAGACGACAACGAGTTAGAAGGCGACTATTTGGACGCAGATTATAATGTCACGGAGCGACTGGAAGATGCACAGTTCTTTTACCTTGACGAAACGACAGCAAAAAAAGACCTCGAAGAACAGACTGCGCACCTTCAGAACAAAATCGACGAGGACGACTTCAACGCACGGGTATCACTATGTCTGCCGACTGGCACACTGATCTGTAACAGCGTTGACGACAGCATCAAGGACATTATCAACGTCAAGGACTTCGACTGGGACGATTGCATAGACGTGGACTATACGTATAAGGATATAACAGGTGCGATTGTTGTGGAGTTCCGCTACAACGGAAACGGTATCGGAGGCACTATGGACTTCCTGGACCTGTACGAAGTGACAGCAACAGCAGATTGCCACGATGAGAGTATGTTGGTACCGGCTGACCAGATGGCGGATTACTATCCTCACCAAATACTCCACGAGATGCTTATGTCTGCCGAAGAAGCGGAAGAAGCGTGCGACAAAGAAACCTTGTGCAAAGACCTGAAAGACATCATGCGCCGAATGTCCTGGGAACAGCCGTTTGACGTTATAGAAAAATACATTGAAGACGTTAGTGATTACTATAGATATAGCAAATATTAACATTATAGACTATGGAAAAGAGCAGGAAAACGACACGATCGGCAGGCAGACCTGCCATCGGAGGTAATAGACGACAATACGTAGTGACGGACGACGCACACGAGTGGATTATGGCACACGGTGGCGGCAAATACCTCACAGACACCATCCACACTATCATGGCAGTGGCACAGGAACAGAAACAACAGTAATAACTATAAAAACAGAATCATTATGAAGACAAAGAAAGTTTATCCATTTATCGTAGCGAGAATTTTTGAAGGCAAGAACGAAGCACTTGAGGATCATGTCATCACGTTTGACGCCCGTGAAGTGGCCTATTACCACTACCACGAGAAAGATGAGAACGTGGTAACGGTCGGATTCAAATCTGGCAAGGAGATTCCCATGTATCTCGAACTGGATGCCGAATGTTATCCTGACGACAACCTGAGAACAGCCATCGATATGGTGCAGTACTCCCACTTCTGGCACGACAACAAAGAATAAACAGCACAACAACATGACCATTTTTAATACTTTATAGACAATGAAACAAATTGAGAATTTCGACGACTACCGCACTATGGTGGACGAGGTGAAGGTGCATGATTACAGATATTTCGCCCTGAATGCTCCCACTATCAGCGACGAGGAATATGACGCACTGTACTTTGCTTTGCAAGCGTATGAGGAAGAGCACCCAGACGAGGTGCTGAAAGACTCGCCAACGCAGCAGTGCTACAGCGAGAACGGCAACGGAAAGCGCACGGTGGCACGTCGCGCGGCTTGCCTCTCGATGAAGAAGTTGCACGATGCCAAGGCGGTGGTGAAGTATCTGAGAGCACAGCAGCGTGCTGCCAATATTAGCAGCAAGGGTGCGAAGGTGGATGTAGAATGGAAATTCGATGGAGAGACCGTGAGCCTTGTTTATCGTCGCGGAACACTCTCGGAGGCCACTTACGGACATGGCAAAGAGCTGTATGGTATCGACTGCCTGGAACACATGAAGTATGTGGATGGCGTGGAGGAATATGTGGAGCAATGGAAAGATGATGATCGCGTGGAGGTGCGTGGTGAGGTGATTATCTCACTCGATGAGTTTGCCAGTTATAGCAAGGCTGGCAAATCACCAAGATCTACAAGCAACGGTATCATGGCGAAAAAGGAGGCTGTGGCTGACGAGTGCAAGCGTCTGGAGTTTCATCCGTTCCGCGTAATTGCTAACGATGTTACGTCGCATTATTACGCTATGGACGACCTGGGATATTGGGGCTTTCTCTCTTGCGGTTTCATAGAGCAGATAGAACTGGATAAGCCGGATGCCGAACTGGAGCAGGACATCGAGAACATTGTGTGCTCTGCCGAGGTGGAGAGAGAGACACTGCCCTACCCTACCGACGGCCTTGTATTCAAGTTTGACAACTACGACTATTACGACCGCATAGGACAGACAGACCATGACGCAAAGTATAACTGCGCGTTTAAGTTTCGCCCCGTGTTTAAGGCTATTACCACGTATCGCGGTCATCATACCACGGTAGGCGAGAAGACGGGTAAGGTGACGTATGTCGCCGACTTTGACGAGGTGGAGATGAACGGACACCTTTTTGCCCATGCCAACTGCGGAAGCGAGAAAACCTTCAATCAGAAGGACCTTGTGCCGGGCTGCAAGATTGAGGTTAGTCTGCATGGTGACGTTATCGTGTGTGTGGATGGTAAGGTAGAGGACGAACCGACTACTGAGAATAAGCCGACCATCGATAATAAGCCGACCATCGATAATAAGCCGACCATCGATAATAAGCCGACCATCGAGAACAGACCGGCCGTTGATAGCGAGCCTATTATAGCCTCTGAAGACAATCACAGTATAGAACCCCAACAGGTGCGCCACTATCCCCAGGTAGGTGAACCGACGCTGCGAGAGGAAGACGCGGAGGAAGACCACGGCAATGGAACTGCCGTGAAGAAGATAGTGGCTGGCGGACTGGCTGTGCTAATGGCAATGGCCATGGGTGTGGTAGGTTTTGCACTCATAGGTGCTGCCATCCTCTTCATGCCGATGCTCGGTGGGCTGAATGAATAAAATAAATTATTAACGCATTAAAATATTAAAAACATGAAGAAATTTTGTAGATGTTTATCGCTGTTGGCAATGTTGACCGTTGCCCATGCAGCACAAGCACAGGTAGTCTTTTCTACCTTCAAACTCAAACCGACGCTGCTCTATACCACCAAGGCATTACATGTCGGTTTTACGTGTGACGGTGAAAAGCAGGTAAAGTACGTAAAAGTGGAATGGTGTGCCGTGAATGAGGTTGGCGACGTGTCGTCTGGCATGACACCCAACTTACAACTGCGCAACGTGTCGGGCACAGGACCGTTTGACCCAGGAAAGAAATATAAGCGCATGACAACGACCGGCTATATCGGTGTGGAAAAAGTGCGTGCCCTTCCTGTCAGCGTTACCATCGAGTACATGGATGGTACAGACTGGGAGCAGGACATTACCAAGGACAACTATCAGCAGTTTTTTCCTAACGTGAAGTGGATAGATTTCACGGTGCCTGGAGAGTAAAGAAGAACTATCACGAACTACCCCCAGAAACAATGAAGAAAACCAATTTTATGATGCTGGCAACGATGCTGGCAACCGTCCTGACTACAGCGTGTAACAATGAAGAAGCCATCCAGGAACAGCCGACGGAGAAGGCACACGTCAAACTCGTTTGTGGCATGCAGGTAGAGACACGCGCTGCACTCACTGCCAACAGCAAGGCACTGACGGATTTTTATATTCTGGACTACGACAAGGCAACGGGCAAACTCCTGCAGGTGCTCCACCAAACGAGTACGGCAAAGGACTTTGCCGAGCCTGACCTGACACTCGACTATGGTAATCACACATTGAAGGTGGTAGCAACACGTAGCCAAGAACCTACGTTATGGGATGCAGGAAATATCACTTGGCCTGTAGAACCCAACATCCTCACTCCCATTACAGCATCACAGCCTGTAGCACTGACAGCCACCAAGACATCGGACACCTTCGGAGCTGAGAAAGACGTGAGCGTAGGTGCAGGAACGGCAACGGTAAATATGACATTGGACCGCTTGGTGGCGAAACTCTCAGTCAACAGCACAGACGTTTTCCCAGATGATTGCACCACCATCACGCTCGACTTCCAAGAGCACAAGGCGCTGTCATGGGCAACGATGGACGTTATTGAAGCGGTGAAAAATCAGCGCACCTCTGACGTAAAGAATCTCCGAGGCACAACAGACAATACCCTCGCCTACATCCTGTTGGTACCAAAAGCAGGATATAAGACCGACCTTGTGTTTACTATGAATAGCACAAGCAGTCCTTATGCCACTATCACCATCCCCGACGTACCCTTTGAGCGCAACAGAATCACCACTATTACAGGGTCACTCTATAATCACCAACAGCGCATGGCGATGACCGTCAACGATGAGTGGAACAGCGAAACTACCGACATCACCATTTGATTATAGTAAGAAACCAACGTGTGACACGAAGAACACGAAGATAATATCCGTGTTCTTCGTTTTTTTGTTGACTATAAAATTCGCACAAATCCACATTTCAATAAATCCACAATTCCACATTTCCACAAATCCACATAACCATAAATCCATATTAACACGAATAATAAATTCCACGTTAACACAAATACATCCACACATAAATACACAAATACACAAACAAATTAACTAACATATAAATAAATCAACGTTTTTATCAATCAATAAATAAACACACAAACATATACATAAATATACTTATAAACAAAGTAATCAATACATATATAAATACACAAAGAAAGAAAGAAAGAAAGTAACCAAGCCATAAACGAAACAATAAACAAATAAATCAATAAATAAACAAATAAATATGTGTGAATGTTTGGTTATATCAATTATAATTCTTAAATTTGCAACGTGATACGAAAACAATGTTTTCTCTATGCGCAAGCAGACATTATTAACACTAAATACTTTATATAATATGGAAAGACTACGAGAAGTACTTGCCTTTGTCAACCACAAAGGCGGTGTAGGCAAAACAACAACAGTGCAGAGCCTGGCAGCAGGCTTACGTCGATTTGGCAAAGGCAGTTTCGGTGAGGATGCCGATGGGCACCACCGATTGCCCCGTGTACTCATTATCGACCTCGACCCCCAAGCGTGTGCTTCGTTTCTCTTTGGGTGGAGCGAAACTCAGAATGTCGGTAAGCCTACCGTTTACGACGCATTAGTGCAACAGAGCAATTTGCCCGTCTATCAGGTACGCGAAGGCATTTACCTCGCTCCGGCTGCGCAGCAGCTCATATCCATTGAACCGTTTCTTAATCAGCGTGCCATGCCTCGCAAAGCCCTTTGCAAGTTGCTTGCCAAGCCTCTGAACGAAATGGCTGGTACCGAACTGGCAGACGAGGGAGTGAACACCGTCATAGAAGCCTTTGACTACGTGCTTATAGACTGTCCTCCGGCTATGTCGCTACTCACATACAATGCGCTCACGGCAGCCACAAGTGTGGTATTGCCCGTGCAACTGGAGGTGTTGGCAACAAAAGGTATTGCTGAAATCATCAACGCCATTGAAGAAACGCGCGAAGATCTTAATCCAGAGCTTGACATCCGAGGCTTGCTGATGGTGATGAGCAACGATCAGACCAACGCCACCAAGGAATTTAAGGCATACCTGGGAGAGAAGTACCAAGACTATATGTTTGACGCATACACACGTCGCGATACGAAGATGGTGGAAGCCCAGGCTATGCAGGAAGATATTTTTTCTTATGCACCATATAGCAGGGTAGGAATAGACTACGAGCGCTTCACTAAAGAGATAATCAACAGTTTCACCTTTTAATATTAAAGATTATGGCAAGAGAAATGAAAAAACGAGTTGCGCATTTTGGTTTGGAAAAATCAAAAGCTATAGACGAGAACGAGCGTATATTGGAGGCTGGCAGACAACAGCGCCAGGAGAACAGAGAGAAAAAGGAGAGTGGGGGAGATACAATGAACGCTGATGCGACAGCCGAAACTTCAACCACCGAAGTTTTGAATTCCACCATTCCTGGGACAGAACAGCCGGCAACCCCATCATTCAGCAACGACATTGCGATGAATATACGCAAGCCAAAAGGTAAGAAAACCGAGAACGGCATCACTATCTACGTGCCTATGGAGTATTACGAGCGTATCGCCTTGATGAAGATGCGTACTGGTGTGCCTATCAAGGACCTGGCATTACAGGCAGTGATAGAGTTTTTGGATAGAAACAAAATGTAAAATCCAAAACTCATCTATTATGAAGAAGATTATATCAGTATTGTTTGTGCTCTGCCTGTGTATGGCAGTGAGCGCACAGCAGCACATGAAGTTCATGGGAATACCATTGGACGGAACGGTGGATAACTTTGCTCTGAAGCTGAAGGCTAAGGGTGTGACATACGATGCAGCCCAATCAAAAGCCGCTGGACCAGGTGTCAGGGTCTTTAACGGTAGGTTTATGGCTGAAGACGCTATAATTGTAGTAGCCTATATTCCTAAAAACAAAATGGTGTTTAGTGCTGAGGTTGAATTACAATATCCAACTGTAGAGTCAGCTCATATTCCTTTCTTGAACTTAATTGAGAGTTTGCAGAAGAAATATCCAAACACCACACCCGAGGAGAATTTAGGTCCAGACGGCGACGTCATTGGGCTGGCGTTTAATATTCCTGATGAAACAGGTGACAGTATTGGTTTCATCCTTCAAGAATTGAAACCATCCAGCTCAGGCCACGGTGTTTCTATCTTTCTGACGTACACCGATATGGATATTTTTTTGAAATGTGAGGCGATATTCAACGAAGACTTGTAATATATAAGGTAAAATCCTACTAAAGTTTTTTACCAAGTCACTACAAAGGTGTGCTGTTTTAGATTTGAAGCACCTACGGATTTGTTTACCAATACCTACGGATCTGTTTACTTAAACCTACGGATTTGTTTACCAACTCCTACGTTTTTGTTTACCACACCGTAGATAACAGATTGATAATCAGTATGTCTGAAGCCTCTTAATATAATATAATTATAAAATATCGGTTTTATGTAATAATAAAGCAATAATTTATATTATATTATATTAAGGAATATAGGAGTGATTGGAAATCAGTAAGTTAGAGTGTATGAAGTAAACAAATACGTAGGAGTTGGTAAACAAAAACGTAGGTTTTGGTGCATAAAAACGTAGGTTTAAGTACATAAAAACGTAGGTTATGGCAAAGAAGGCTAAAAAAGAAGATAATGACGAAAAGCTCCAGCTTGCTTTGAATGAACTGCGCTGGATAAATACCCCCGTCAACTACACATCATACGCAAAAAGCTATTCTCTCATACAACAGGATGTTATGCTGTTGGTAAGCGGACGTTTGCAAGACCATTTCGCTAAGTTTCTGAATGAACACCGATATTTGAGTAAGGAACGTCCTAATGGTGGTATTACAAAAGAAGATCTGTTGAAGATGGGACCTATACGCTTGCGTCTGGCTGACTTCGGAATAGAAAGCAGTCATTATGATGAGTCGGCAAAGGTCATCAATCAAATGAAGAAGATTGAGTTTCATCTGCCACGTTTCGATCCAGAGACAGGACTTAGAAAAGGTGAGGACTATATGCCTATCTTCAGCAAGATATTTATCCCCAAAAACTTCACTTCACGGGAAGGCGAAGACTTCAACTATTCGGGAGACAGTGACACAAAGACAGACGAAGACGGACAGGAAGTGCGCAAGTTTCGTCGTGACGGATATATCGAGGTGACAATCAATATCGAGGTGGCAAAAGCCGTGTTTGATATGGCAGATGGATATTTCAACCATCTTGAACGTATAGCCTATTTCTGTAATTCGGCTTACACGTCGCGTCTTTACCTCCTATTGATGAAGTATGCGAGCAAGGGACAGATGCACCCAGTCATAGACTATCGCGAACTGAAAGAAGCGTTGGGCATGTTTAAGGTCGATGTGGAAAAGAGTGATGAACAGCCGGCAAAGGTTACGACTACTGAGAAATATCAGAAATTCTCGCAGTTCCGCAAACAGGTGTTGGATGTGGCGCGTGGTGACATGGAACGGCTATGTGAGGAAAACAAGATAGAAATCATGCTGGCGTGCATCGACCCCGACAAAAAAGGCTACGAGCCTATTTATAGGAGCGGTGCAAAACGAGGTAATCCAGATAAAATAAAGTTTCACATCAAGCGCACACCGTTGGGTGTGGCGCGAGAATTGGAAATTCATCGTGGTTCGTCAGAAAAGCGTTTGTGCTCTAAATTGATGTCTTTATATCCTACGCTTGATGAAGAACGGCTCAAGGCGTTTGTTGCTGATGTTCCAGAAGACCTTTGGAACGACTTCAAAGCGTATGCTTATAATGGCGTGCCCAAGGCGGTAGAACAGCCGCACAGATGGAACGGCACGATGGAAGACTTCGTTTTCTACATTATGGAGCAGTGGATAAAACAGCATAGTGAAAAACAGGTAATACAACAGCCATCTCTCTTTGCCGATGACGAGGTGAAGCCAGGAGAAAAGGAGTGGCAGCAGTTGTTGCGCTTGATAGACAAAGACCTTGCAGCCGACTTGCGAAAAGCTCAATTCTTGTCGTATGAAGGTACGTACCTTCTTTTAGGAATACCGAATAAAGCTCTATATACAATGATAGAGGAGCGCTTCAATGATATTGCCGTCAAAAATCATATTGAAAAATGTTTGGCAAAAGTATTCGGCAAGATAATAACCATGAAATATAAGATTGTAAAACAATAAACCTTCACACCGCTTACCCATTCCCAAGGGTAGGCGGTGTTTTAGTATGTCCTGTTGGTGTCAGCGACTTTTTTTACTTTTGTACGCAGAAACCAACAAGACATAAAAACATGGGAAAAATCAAGATCATTACATTATGGATTCTGGCTGTAATCACGTTTGCGAGCTGCGCTGCCTCCCGTAAGGTGGAGCAGGGGAGTAGTGAGCAACAGCGCGATAGTGTCGTAGCCAGCGTTAAGGACAGCATGGTGAAGTCGGAGACAAGGACGGACAGCAGCACCGTTACAGTTATGGACGATAATCACACCTCTGGTACCATGACCGACAAAGGCAGCAACGAGGAGACCATCACAGAGCGAGTGACCGAGAGCACAGATGCTCAGGGCAACAAGACCACCACCACCGACCGCACCATACACCGCAAGGGTGACTATGAGCGTAATGCCACATACGAGGCACGCCTAAATCACCAGGAAGAGACCATATCACGGATGCAGCACACCATAGACAGCCTTATGTTGCACAATAAATTGGACGTTGGTACCCATTGGGCAAAGAAAGACAGCACGAATACGGAGGAAGAGAAGAATACGGATGATATAAAGCCAACATCAACATCTGATCTAATCGCAATCTTTTTGTTCTGGATAGCTGCTATTGGAATTTGTACATGGCTTTACTATAGACGATAGAAGGTATGGGCAGAAAGAAACAAGACCTAATAGAAGTCACCTCGCAGCCAGAAGTCACCTTGCAAGACTTTGTAATCCCTGCCAAGATAGAAGCCTTCTGCGAGAAATACAAACCGCTCGACCATTGGCGTGAAGACTGCGACATGTTTACCGACTATCAGCTTCGTACCTACTTCAAGGCAGTAGTATGTCCGCTGGGTGATCCATTGGCATTGTACCTGCAGGAGTTGGCTATGAGAGGCTTTAAGATGAAGGATGATGAGTGTGGAGAACCTGTGATTTATTGCAAACTGAGATAATAGATAACAAATTATAGAGATATGGAAAAACCGCATTATTATTACCAAATCAGCGTAACGAGTGACACAGCTGACCAACTGCAGGTGTTTGTGGACCAGTGTGCAGATGCAGCAGAACAGGCCCGTCAGTGGGCAGAGAAACAGGGTGCAGACCACTACATTGAATCTCCCAAAGGCATGGCAGGCGGAATTGTTGCCGTTGAGTTTGACAACACGATAGCCAAAGAAGGCTGGGAACGAATCGACACGCCAACGGGAGACGTATATTTCGTGCCGGCAGACGGATCAGCGTTAGAGAAGGAAATGAAGAAGTTGCCCGTTGTCAATGAAGCAGCTCTTTTCGGCATTTTGTCTTTGGTACCCAACTGCAACAAGAAAGGTATGGCACTGCCTATGACCTTTGGCAATACCACACCGATTATCTTCAAGCATAAAGACTATTGGTACGTCGATGCACCATACAAGAGCAACGACAGTCACGTTGCTTTAATTGACGAACACTATTTCAATCGTCAAAAGCGTTTGGCGATTTCTGATCATATACAAAAGTAGTATTTAGTTTTTTTAGTTTTATTTTATTTTTTAGGTTTAGTATTCGTTTCTAATATATTAAACCCCAACCGCCAGTTCGTGAGGAATAGGCGGTTGTTTTTTTATCGCTCCGGTGTCTGCTCCGATACCAGACTACAGGTATAGCCGACATCCCTTGGTTGCTGTCTTAGTTTGAGCAACTGATTTGTCAAGTCAGAAATCTGCTTTTGCTGTTCGGCAATAATATCGAGCAGTCTGCTTTTCTGTTCCATCAATTCACGCTCATTTGCTGCATGCTCTCTTTGCAGTTTTATCAATGCCGCCATATTGGCATCGGTAATGTTGCCCACCACAATCTGATTGGTGTCGGCATGGGCATCATCCTCTGTAACTTCAGCGACGGATAATGACGAACCGGGAATCACTGTCTTTATCATGGGCACGTCGAGCGGGTCGAGCACGGTACGCTCTCCCTGTGTTCTGCTCTCTAAGTCAGCATACCCACCGTTGGGTTCTAACTGATCGTCAGGCTCTGGTCTTGACGGTACCGCACCGTCCTGAGCGTCGGCATCACGGAAAAATGATGAGATAGGGATTTGAAATGCGTTGCAGAATCTGACCATTGTTATCACTGGCATAGGTCCGTCCATTCTGACCCACGACTTGAAAGCGTTGTTAGACTTTGAACCAACAGCCTCCTGAATAGCACCCTTGGGTAAGTTTTTCTTGTTGTTTTCCAACCACTTAGCGAGAAAACCGTAATTGTACTGATACTTCATACATTAAAAAATTAAAAGGTCACAATATAAAAAGAATGTTAAAAACTCGAATAAATGAAGGTAAAAATTGTTTGTTTCAATTTTAAGATATATCTTTGTAACAAATTTAAGAATTAAAACTGTAAATGACGAAGAAAGTAACTGGTATTTTTTCAAAGCCCCACTCTTTTTTAGGAGCAGATGATATTACGGTCGAGGAGAAGAAGAAACTGGCTGTTTTTACTCAGCATTATGGCTTCACTCTTTCTACTTTTTATCTTCGTTTCTGCCAAAAAGGTTTCGAGCAGTGGGAATTGGACGGTATAAACAAATGTAAAAAGCAATTTTTAGATACCAAGGAGGTGTCAGAGATTCTATTGCAAAGTGTGCCGGAAAGTGGTGACGAGGGCGACAGAGGCTACCTCTACACCTTGGCGACGAGTGATCAGGATGGCAGCTTCTACAACAGTCTTCGCCTGGCAAATGCAGGATTATGTGTGCGCTTCTTCGACTTTATGAATGAGCGAGGCATGAGTCCGGCAACCGTTGTCAAGCGTTTCACCTCAGACCAATGGAAGCCTTGGGAGTTTATTGGCATTAAAAACCTATTACAGAATTTTTACGATAAACAATGATAGACATTACTTTTGATTTAGAGACGTGCGCCTTATGCCCTACGGCAGCCGTGATGAGTATCGGTGCCGTGGCATGGGACAGAAATCAAGTAGATACTCCTTTTTACGAAGAAGGCAACATGCACAATGCAGACTACCTGTACCTGCGCCATGTTGATTTGCGATCGCAGTTTGTCAATGGATTCACCTTTGACCAGAACACGGCATACTGGTGGGCTACTCGCAGTAAAGAGGCAAAGGTGGCTGTAACAGCACCAGACTGCCAACCTTGCGACAGCATTGAAAACGTGGTCGTTGATTTTTTCCAGTGGATAAAAGAGATGGCCAATGGTGATGAGATTTGTCTATGGTCACAGGGGTCAGACTTCGATATTGCCATTCTGAGAAATATCTGTCAGAAATTCCAGATAGACCTGCCAGTCTCTTATAAGAATTTCCGTGACCACCGTACTTTTTTCCTGGAAGGTGCGAAGATCATACTTGATGCGGCACAACAGCCGTATGATTCCAACAGAGCCTACTCGCTGGTAGAGCCTTACGAAGGCGAGGGTGTCGCTCACGATCCTATATTTGACTGCAAGCGCAGTATTTACTCAACATGGCAGATGATGAAACATCTGAAATGTCTGAATATTGAAAAATAAAACTGGTCATCATGCCGTACTTTGGTCTTTTATCATTGCCCTACGTGCCCAACAGGGCCAACAAGCGTAAGATGCCGTGGCTTGTCACACACAACTACGTGCACCGCATTGCTTATGCAGAGGATAGGCGTGGCATCAACGACGATATACCCACCCTGCTTTTCTATGGTGCATCTTTTGAATTGCTCAAAGATGTCTGTACGTCACTCTTTAAGATGATGGCCGGCAAGGTTAAGAATCTTGTTATAGACCGCGAGAACTCCTGCCGGTGGAAGAATGGAAAATGTTATCGTCGCACGATGATTATGGTGCACGGACTCGATGAAGCGTTTATCGGCATCAAAGAGTTCTTCGTCCTGATTGTCGCAATGATGAAAAAGATCTGCAACTGTACGGTGAGATACTACCGATTAGAAACTTTTGTCAATCTTTAATAAAGCAACAAAAGACCGTGTGGCGATGGAGGTTCGCAGCAATGCCCTCTAAAATATGGTGTGTGGTTGTGACGAGTAAAGCGTAGGACAACCATCTCTTGAATATCTGGGACATCACCACCGGTCTTTTTACGACATAAAAAGATAGTACGACGATAGAGGTAGCGGTAACGCCCTCCTATAAGTAGGCTGACTAAGAATGAACGTAAGAGCCTCGGAATCTGGTCACGCTGAAAAAAGTTTGGCGTATCGTCGTCTATCTTTCTCTTAAAAAAATAACAGCAATCATGTTCTATCACCCGATATTAAACCGTCTTGCAAACATCGACTTGCACCTTCTCGTGAAGCCTGCATCGGAGCAGCACATCGAGGGCCAGACCGCGTGTTTCTGTCCGATCTGCAAGAAGGGGCAGGACGTGGATGTCGATGCCAAGCAGACACCCCACTTCATCATCTACAAGAATGAGCGCGGTGGCATGTACGACGGCAACGGCGTTGACGGCAATCGCATGGCAGAACATGGAGCCGTAAAATGGAAATGCACTCGCACGGGTAAGACAGGCTACGGAGCCATCGAGCTATATGCAGCAAAGATGAACCTCCCGATGCACGGATATAGTCTTCAGCGCATCTGTCAGCGATTGGTGAAGGACGTGTATGGTGACTCCGACGAGGTGCGCCGTGCCTTCCCAGAGGTGTTTGCCAAGATGGACTACCGTACTCAGGCACAGCAGACCATCGAGACGTTCTCTTTTATGCCGAAGACCGATTTCTCGCCACAAGAGCTTGCAGCCCTTGGGTGCGAGGTGACGCTCGACAAAGGATTGCCTCGTTTCGGCTTTGGCAGTACGTTTACCCCCGACATGCTCAACAAGGACTTCCGCATCTACTCCCTGCTGAGTGTCACTCTGCCCGACGTAATACGTGACGGTCAGCATGTGAGCGAGATTATCCACGGTACGCCGTGGAATCCGCTGTTTGTGTGCTTCGCCTCGCAAGAGGTAGGACCGCAGAACTCCTACGGTTGCTTCTTCCGTCCGGCCATGGCAGGGAGCGAACCGATAGTGTTCTCTACCGCCGAGGAGCACAGTGTGAGGAAGGTGAGCAAGTGGCTCATGGGCGACAACGTGTTTGTTCATGCAATGGATAATCGCAAGAGCGATAATACTGCCGTTCATGCTGCCATCGCTAAGTACGATCCCGAAGAGAAATACACTGAAGATAAGAAGATTTGGGTAGAGAGAGAAGATAAAGAAGGTAACGGGAAAGGAACTTTCAAAGAGGAGAAATACACAATCCCCACCGCCGAGATAAAAGCCCGTAATATCGTTTTTTGTCGTACACCCGAAGACGCATTGAGCGTGTATTATGCTATGCGTTCCTTGCGCCTTGACAAGGCAGAAGACCAGCATTTTCAAGACTTCTGTTGGTATCATGTGGCGTTCTCCATCGGACGGAGAAACTTCTGGTACATAGAGCGTGGCGAGTGGAAACGGGAAAATCTTGATTTCAGTGCTGTGCAATATCAGAAGATGAACCGTTTTGCCGAGCGTGTCATTATCCTCTATCCCAACGACATTGCCTCACAGCGCGACTGCGGAGCGATATGCAGCAAGTTCAGTTCATTGTATTATGCCATGCTGCCCGAAGGTTTCCGCTCACGTTATTGCCGACGCTGGCAATGGCTATATGGCTGCTCACCCCGAAGTGTGCGCGACTATATGCTGACATATACCATGAACGCAGAAGAGAACTTCCAGTTCGACCATGATGTTCGTCTGCCGCTTTACTCCCGATTGCGTGGAGCCAGGAACACGGAGCCATTCGAGATAGAATATCCGCGTGACCCTCGAAGTGGAAAGCCCAAACTGCCTACCTGCAAGGTATCGCCTACGCGATTGTGGCTCTTTATGACCGCACACGGATATTACCGCATGATAGACCCCGAGAGCACCGACCTCGTGGGACAGTATATCCACCTGAACAAATGCTTCGTAGAGTATATCGACGCAAAGAGTATCATTCAGGCAGCAAAGACAATGCTTTTGGAATATATAGAACAGACATGGTGGCATAGCGACAACGAGCGACGCTTGATGTCCGACTGCGCCAATATGGTGGATAAGGCCTTCACAGAAAAGTCTGCTGGAGGTTTGCAGAGCATGGTGATAAACTTTGCCGATGCTTTTGATGCCAATACAGAGTATTTCTACTTCAATAATGTGGCATTGAAGATAACACCCGACAGCATCCGCACGGTGTCGTATGACGACATCAACTTCTTCATCCCCTCGCTCGCCAAGAAGCCGTATGACTTCACGATGAGAGCGTTCAAGACTCCTTTTACAATTACCGAGCGTCAGGAATATCGCGACCGACTGGAAGCGATAGACAAAAAGGAGAAGATGCAGAACGAGGACGGGTCGCCAGTGTTCAGCTACGACGAGATAAAGCAGATGCGTGGCGACCTTATGGAATGGGCACAGACCTATCGTTGGGATGTCAACTGGCAAGGACAGCAAGAAAAAGATCTTTGGCCTATCCTGCGTATTGTGCGTGGATTCTCAAACACCCTCTGGGAGCGAGAGCGAGACGTGCTGCGTAGCAAAGAGAAACTTACTGATGACGAGCGAGCCGTAATGAACGCCCATTTCGCCAATATGCTTTCGGGCATTGGCAGACTTTGTTATCGTTCATGGGAAGGGATGCAGAACGTCTGCCCTTATCTTCTTGAGGATAATATTGCCGACGAGAAGCAAGCCTCTGGTGGTAGTGGTAAATCGGTATTGGTAAACCTCGTAGTTGGTTCGGCAGTCAATGTGTTCTGTGTGGATATGAAAGACTTTCTTACCATTGTCGATGCAAAGTTCTGTCTTTCCGACTTGCTCATATATCCCGGCAAGTATCGTGTTGTACACTGGGAGGACAAGCAGAAGAGCTTTCCGCTCAAATACTTCTACAACAAGATTACCAAAGGTACGAAGGTTGAAAAGAAATTTGGCGACCCCGTCAGTTTGAAGATGGAAGACTCACCGATGCACGTCATAACAAGCAACAGTCCGTTGAGCGACGACGACCCCTCTACTATTGGTCGTTTTCCACTGGTTAGTTTCTCCGACCGCTTTGCTCGCGAGAATCCTCAAAAGCGACAGCCGGCACGATCACCATCCGACATTATGAAGCGTTTTGATACAGACCCTGCAAAGCTCACCGACACCGACCGCAATCAGACCATCTACCTTTGCGCTTTGGCAGTGCAGTTCCTGATGCGCTACCATACCTTTGCCATTGCACCGCAAGGCAATGTGCGTCGCCGTCAGATGGTTCAGAAGCTCACGGAGAGCATTGTCCGCTACTTCGAGTGGTTCTTCTCTCGCAACGAGGTTTACGGAGTGCCAATATGCACTGACGACATGTTCAACGAGTTTATGCGCGACTGGGCGGATGCTTCCGAGGGCAAGTCGAAGGAGTATAGCCGAGCTACCTTCAAGAAGAAGATATACGACTATTGCGAGAATATGTCGATAACGTGTAACCCCAAACACCTCTTCGAGAACGAGAGCGACAAACAGCGCAAGTGCTTCAAGCTACAGGCGTGGGTTACGCAGGAATACTTTACTGGTCGTGAATGGGAGAATGACAACACCATTGAGCCGAAGTTTATCCGCTATATGCAGACCTCCAAGCACGTTTTTTTCTTTTACCGCCCAGGTAAGGACGCGATACCGAAGGACTACCGCGAGCTCAAGCGCATAGCCAAAGAATATGCAGAGCGTCCCGATCCGTTACCATACCGCGATGATGATGGTCATATCATTACGCTTACAGTAGAGGAAAAAGAACGGTGGGAGAACAACAAAATCAGAAAGCAGGGTAGGCGCATGGCACCACCTGCTGCAACGGCTCCAACGCTTCCTAATATCCACGAGGAAGATTTGCCGTTCTGATTAAGAAAATCAATGTTTAACTAATATATTTATAGCGTATGAAACTATTCCGCTACATGTCTGTGGACGAATTGATAAAGTTTTTTGCAGGCAAGACATTACACAACACAACTGACCACGGGGAAATCCGTGGTAAAGCAAGCACGGCAAAAGGATTCTGCTTCGGCATTGGCGACGTGAAACAGGCAAGAAAAGCCTTGCGTCGGTTGCGAGGCATTGTCAATACACAGATACTATTGGTCTTCACTCCCAGAAATATCGACAAGTTCACGCCCTGCAAAGGACGCTATGTTGATTACGACAAGATGGAGGCAGAGGGAAAAACCTCTAAAGACTATCGCATCGGTTGCTGTCCTTATAAATACTTCGATGAGTATTGCATCGAGAGTTATTCGGTGGATGATATTGAAGAGATAGATTATTACGGCAATCCGCTATCTTTATAATTGGTCATTTAATATAAAGCTATGATGTTATGCAAATATTTTCCTACCCCCCCCACAAGTGCGAGAACTGCATCTCTTTCGACCTTGCGAAGTGTAGTTGCAGAGAACAGAGTTCGTCGCTGTTTGGCGGCAGTATCAGTCCGATGCACCTCGCCTGCAGTAAGTATCTCAGCCTGTCAACGGTATATGCGCAAAAAAATAGAATCAAGAAATGGCGCAAGGTGCGCACGATGGACGATATGAGCGACAGCAGGGCGAGATTATATTAAACAGTAAAGACAACAAGTGTATGCAAAAAATAATGTTTAACGACATGTACGGACTGACAAAAGCCGTACTTGAAGGACGCAAGACGCAGACCAGACGTATAGCAGGATATTGCGATTCTCCCGACATTACTGCTAAGGATGTATCGCTTTATAAAGGCGATTTTGGTAGTTGTTTTTGTCACCTGAAAAAGGTTATACACAAAGAAGCTGCGTTTAGGATAGGACATAATATTGCCGTGGCACAGCCATACAAGGACGTTTTCGATTTTACTTCGGAAACATCTGATGAAATGGTTTTATTGAAACGGTCTTGCTTGCGTAGTTTTAAGGCTTACAATAATAAGATGTTTGTCTTTGCTTCCAAAATGCCCCATCGCATCCGCATTACCGATATTCGTTTTGAGCGTTTGCAGGACATTAGCGACAACGACTGCTTGGCAGAAGGCATACAGAAATATCCCGATGTGCATAGCCACATGTGGGGATTCTCCTATATCAGACGCGGAGCGTTAAGTTTCGAGTTATCGACTACTCCACGCGAGGCTTATGCCAAGATGATAGACAAGATATGCGGCAAAGGCACATGGGAGAAGAACCCGTTTGTGTTTGTGTACGAATTTAGACTTGTGAAATAATACGTAAATTTAACTAACAATAAAAACAACAAACAAATGGCAAGTTACAATGGCAACATCGACCTGCTCTCGCTCAATGGAGCGCAGGTGTTTAAGGGTATTGACAAAAATAACCCAGAGAGAGTGTACGTCTGCATACCCGCAGATCTGAACGAAATCAAAGTGGAACAACATCCACAGAAACAAGACCGCACACTGGCTAAGATGCGCGTGAACATCTGGCCTCTGAATGAGAACTACAAAAATGCGGTACGCCGATCGGCACAGGAACGTGGTGATACCAACGTCACGGTACCGACACACGAAATGCAGTTATCATTCTCTAATGATTACATCAAACTTTTTGCACAGAGATTTCCCAAGCTCGTAGAACAGGTCAAGGAGCAGTTTAAGGATACCGACCCCGATATTGTGAATCAAAGTGCTACCGATGAGACTACCCACCTCTTCAAGGCTATCCGTCAGCGCGTGAGCAAACGTCTGGCCATGCTCTACCAGCCACAGGCTACCCAACAGCCATCACCATACGCTACATCGAATGTAGGTACCGCAGGAGCAGCCACCAATTATGTAGCCCCTGCAGAGGCAAGTAATGATCCGTTTGCCGGCAACACCTACGGCGCAGATGATGATGCGCTGCCATTCTAAAATCATAACCTAACAAAAAAATAAAAACATAATGAAATTACAAGCACAATCATCCAAACTCCTGAGAGAGGCATTGCAGAAGTCGGCAAAGTGTATGACTACCAAGAATGTTGTTGCCATATTCAACAACGTATTGCTGACGATGAAGGAGCGCGACAAGTTTTTCTTCACCTCGTCAACAGTTGAGTCGCAGTTGACCGTACCTGCACCATTGACTATCGTAGAAGGAGAGTTTACCTCGCCCATTGCCTTGTCGGTAAATGTCGTCATTCCTTTTCTGTCAACGCTGCCCGACTGTACCATTACCTTCGACTTTGCTAAAAACAATCAGTCGGTAGAAATGACCTATTGCACCGGTGACGTTGATCATGTCAAGACCGGTAAGGTATCGGTGCCCTGTGAAGACGGAAAAGCATTCACCTTCATGAAGTCCGTTGATGCAGCCTGCACCCACATCCAGTTGCCTATGGTGGTGGTGGACGAGGTATTGTCGCAGGCACAAAACTTCTTAGCCGAAGATTTGTTGCGTCCCGTTATGTCGGTGTTATGTGTTGACGTAGCAGAAGATAAATCAGAGGTCGTATTTGTCGGATCAGACGGCAATATACTATACAAGCGCAACCACAGCAACGACGAACAGAAAGGCGGCAGTGATTTCTTCCGGAGCGGAGAATCTCGCAAGACGTTAGTTCATCGCAACTACCTCAAAATCCTGTCGGCTTTCGACGGATGTGAGACGGTTGACATCGAAAATGACGGTCACGTCATCCGTTTTTCGTCGGGTGACACCGAACTGATCTGTAAGCATATCGAGGGTAAATATCCAAACTACAACAGCGTCATACCAAAATCGAGTCCTTATTACGTCGTGTTTGACAAGAAGGAGATGCTGGGCATCCTGCGTCGTGTCAGTCTCTTCTCAAGCAGTGTCAGCAATCTTATCGAGGTTGAGAAGAATGGTATGTTTCTTACCGTATCGGCCAGCGACTCAGACTTTGCCAAGTCGGGCGAGGACCAGGTATTCCTGTCAGAAGCTGCGTGCACAGATGGTTTCAAGATCGGACTGAAATCTGATTCGTTCAGAACGTGTATCTCTGCCATACCGTCAAACACCATCCGCATGCGTCTGCTTGACAACTCACATGCCGTAGTATTTACTGCTGACGAACCCGCACCCAAGGTGTTGGCGCTTGAAATGCCTATGTTGCTCGACGAATAATTCATAGTACAACGATGGACGATACACTTCTTTTCATTCCTCCCTGCTGTGTGGATAAAAAGTTGCCACAGGCAGTAACTCAGGCACCACAAAGGATGTTGGTGTTTTACACACATGGTGACGTGACGATGGAGAAATTCTATCGTGCCATCAGTTTCCTTGTGATAGATGCTCATGTGATGGCACTGTCTATGCCTACCGCCAACAGCGACAGCTTTGTGTTCCTGCAACAATGTTTTGAGCGCAGATGGATTACCCACCTGGTCTTGACGACAGCCAACGACTGTAGTAAGATGGTGGCTAAGTATCTTTCCGACTATAAGGATAAGGTGCTATACACTCATAGCAAAGACGTTACCGACGTGGCTTCGCACATGGTGTTGTATAACTACGAGCGTGCCGTGGTGCTGACCGGCTTGATGACCGACAGACCCTACACGGCAAATCTGGTGTCATACACGATGACGTTCTATCCGAACTTCAGTCTGTTTTCCACGAAGAGCGACTGGTCGCATCCTATCCGCAACGTGTTGTTTCCAGACATCCTGCGACATCGCCAACAGGCCCATGCGAGCCTTAACAAGGTGCAGTCGCCTACGTTAGATCACTTCCTTCATTTTGAATTTCCACCGTACAAATGAACAGCAGACCCCGACAATCCTATCAGAACCTACGTGCCTATTGTGAGAAGTGGCAGTGGACCGACCCAAGAACGGGTCAACAGGTGACTGGCTATGTGCATCCACAGACTGCCAGAAACGTAAAGCGCAAACCGTTCTTCATCCGTTTTCTGACCAAGACAGGTCATGTTGATGAAGGTAACTGTGTCTGTCTATCGGTTGACATCCTAAAGCATCAGCGTAAGGTGCAGTTTGTGGAGAGTGGCGAGATACGCGTGGTCAACGACATCTTGGTGTTGGAAGTAGATGGCACGAGATTTATTACCCATTAAAACAACTGCCAACCGACACAGACTCCTGTCAATGGGCTGTGTTGGTTGGTCATAAAACAGCAAAACTATGTGGAATCCATTTAAGAGATTTGGCAAAAATAAGCAGATGTTCAAAGAATTGAAAGAGATAGCTTTCGTTATCTCCGTCTTTGATAAGTTTGAGCGAAGAGGACTGATTACCTGGCGACAGAAAGACAAGATACTCATCATCGAGGAAGCCCTTGCGGTAATGAAATTGGCAGAGGGGAAAAAAGGTTTTCAGAACTTCCTCAACCAAGCAGCACTTTGGCAGAATGAGCGCATCATCAGTGAGGCCTACGAGGCACGCCGCATCAAGGTAGAGACCGATGCTGTGCGCAAGGCTCAGAAAGATTACGCCAACCTGACTAAAGCCGACATCCATCGCATCCGTCAGGAGGCTCGCGAGAACATGGAGATGATACCTCCTGAACAGCTCGACTGCATCAAGGAGTTTGACATCTTCATCATCCGTGCCAATGCGCCGTCTGTCAATCAGGCTACAGAGGCAAACGGTCAGTTGCTCGCTGTCGGCCACTATGACGGAGAGAAGTTTGAGATGGCCATGTACGATGATATTAAGCATAATCTTAAAAACGAAGAATAATAATGAAACAAAGAATAAAAGCATGGTTGATCCATCAGCTCGGTGGCATAACCCGCACAGAGGCATGTAATGTCAAGCGCGATAATCTCTCTACAGGCACTTACGTGACGCTGGTGTCGCTGCGGAGATTTGCTGATAAGATGAACGGCAAACCGGCAGACGAGTGGTGTAAGCGGATGTACGACCATATCAGTGACCAGATATGGCGCATGGAGCGGACTACAGAAGTGTGATGAACAGCATGAAAGATGTGGATTACAGATTGAACACCCTGCGTGTTTGCTATCTGATATTTATCTCCGTGTTGGCATTGTATGGTCATATACGACTTACTCCCTTTAGTGCCAAGTGGGGACTGGCTACCGTTATCATGGTATTCTGTCCCGTGGCGCTATGGAAACTGTCAATTTCTATAAAAACTAAAAACAAAATTATTATGACAAGAGAAGAAACTAAAGAGCGCATCAAGGTGATGCAGGCGTATCTGGACGGAAAGAATGTGGAGTACTACGATGAGCAGAATGACAAGTGGAATCTTATTTTCAATCCTTCGTGGAGTGACAAGTTGAGGTATCGCATCAAGCCAGAAGCAACCTACCGGCCATTTGACAACGCGCAAGAGTGTATCGAGGAATTGAAGAAGCACGAGCCGTTTGGGTGGGTGAAAGATGCGGATAATGAAGTGTATGATAATATTCTGTTTGTTAATGACGAAACGGATGAAGACGGTAACATTGTAAAAGGAGCGTGCAACGTGAGAACCGAAAGCGGAGGGTATCAGAATTTCGGATATTATTTTGAGTTTTACACTTTCCTCGATGGCACGCCCTTCGGTATTAAAGTAGAAGACGAGGAGGATTAGCGCATGGCATGGTTAGCTGTTAGCAAATCGGGCACGGAAAGAGTTTTCCCCAGCATGCCTATAAGGAGTCTTACGAGGGGAGATTGGTTTCCCGATTATCTTTGCGATAGTGCCATAAGACTCCCCAAGGGTTCTATTAAAAAGCTCATCGGCAGAGATCTGACTTGGGATGACGAAGCTGTTGAGATAGCGACAACTGATAAATCTACTGAATTTAGACTACTTTTCAATGGCGAAGAACTTTATAAGAATGAATATAAACGCTTCTTCTCTGACGCTGTTGTATATCCGTATATGGATCACCTGGTTCTGCGTCCGAAAGTTGACGATGAGGTTATCACGTTGGATGAGAAAGGTAAAGTAACTAATGTAAAAAAAGAAACATGGCTGCAAAAGATTATAAATTGTGTTATGGCATTTTCGGTGCGTATATTGCGAAGATGTCGAAAAGAAAACCCAACCAAACGACATCAGACATCAAGGTATTAACTTATAACGAAGTCTTCGATTTTATTAGAAGTATGGTAAAAGAATTTTGTGTCAGAAACAATACCGATACGATGTATATCACGGAGAATGGAGGTCCTATGTTGGAACTTAAAGCCTCTGGTGTGTTGCTCCAAGAGATTAAAGATGAAGTCAACGAAGAAAAAGAAAACGATGGAAGAAATGAAGATAAAGGCCTATAAGGCTTTCGATAAGGATATGACCTGCCGTGACTTTCAGTATGAGGTGGGCAAGGAGTATGAGATGGATGGATTGATCAAATGTAGTACCAGAGGCTTTCACGCTTGCGAGTCTCCGCTTGAACTTTTCTCTTACTATGATATGTTCGGGTCTCGCTTTGCAGAGGTAGAAATGTCGGGTAATATCGACCGGAACCGTGCCACATTGCTGTGTGCGTCGTTCATTAAGATTGATGCCGAGTTGACGTTGCGCGATATTCTGAACGCAGGATTTGAATGGGTCAAACATCATGCGGATCCCATTGTCATTGCAAAGGGTGGGACGTATAGCGATAACCACTACGATGGTAACAGCATCGTTGCGTTTCAACAAGGAGCTCATCTCGTTTCTTACGGCCGTTACACCCAGGTTGTCGCACTGAATGAATTTTCTAATATAGGATCAATAGGCGATTATGCCGTTCTCGCTTTGTCTGGTGCCAACAGCTATATTGCTTCGTCAGGTTTCAGTGCTCGGATATGTTCGATAGGTAAGAACGCTCAGATTGCTTCGTCTGGCGACTTTGCCGACATCGCATCGTTCGGCAAAGCTGCCAAGATCAGTACATCGGGTGCTAATGTCAAGGTGTGCTGTGGTGGAGAGAATTCTGTTGTGGTATGCTCCGGTTTCAATTCCAGGGTCAAAGCAAGTGTCGGCACGTGGATTACGTTGACAGAATGGAAACGGAGCAAGGAAGAACATCGTAGCGTCCCATATACCCATACAAGGTGTGTGGATGGTGAGTTAATCAAGGCCGATACTTGGTACACGGTAAAGGATGATGAATTTGTGGAAGCTGAAATATAAACTATATAAAACAATTAAAACTATGGAAGAAGAAAAGAAAAATGAAGAGGCACAGAAAGAGTTGAAAGATAAGGAACTGTTTTCCATTATCCTTGACTATAAGGTAAAGGAGGATGATTCTTACAGCGTGACTATATCAAGCAAGAAAGATGATGAGGTCAGCGAACTAAAACTCTTGGATGAGAGATTCCTTAATATGGCCTATGAAGGTTTGAAGGTTGTCTTTGGGCAGGTGGCATATTTTTATGTCAAGACTCTGCGTGATCACGGCAAAATGTCTGACGAGCAATACAATAAGTTTATGAAAGGAGAGTAAAGTTCTACAATATAAAAGAGTGTTATAATGTTAGATTTTGTTTAAGTTACGATCTGGAATTTCTTTTGTCCGTCTCTTGGAGTAGAGACGCAGAGAGGCAGTCGCTGCGAAGCGCCTGCCTCTTTTGATACCCACGATGGTGATATATTTATCGTCCGCTTGGTAATACAAACCAACCGCCACCACTACGGAACAGCTTGCAACCTAAGTACAGCGTATCGAAGCCATCCGTGAAGTCGGTACGTTGCTGCAGGGGCAGTGTGTCCTCGCTCTCCGGTTTCTTCTCTTGGCTTTTGTCTTTGTGGAATCCCTTGTACGAAATCTGCACCTCGCAGAGTTGCATGGCAATGATAAGGTCGGGATTGTTCACCTGGTTGATACGGATGGCAGGGTAGGAGAGGTGAGCCAAGCCATCGTTGATAATCTTGTGCTTCACCTCGTGCTTCTCGGGAGCACCCATATCTATGGCTGTCACGTTCCACCCTCGCTTCTCCAGTTCAGCAATCACGGTCATATAGAATCGCTCGTCTGACGAAGCGTAGGAAGCTCCCTGCTTTGCTGTGGCATCATAGAAATACGTCACGTCACGGTTGATGGCTCGCTTGGGTGCGTAATAATCAGAGAAGTCGGCTATCAGCTCACGCAACTTGCGCTCGTTCTTCACATAGAAGCTCTTGATGACGTTCAGACATTCCATTCCGTCACGCTCGTACATCTGACCCACCACAAGCGTATTGATGTTGGCGTTGTAGTCGAGGGCTATATATAAAGGTAGAGAGTTGATGCAGTCGGCATCCATGCGCGAGTCGTTGCGCTCGGCGAGCTCCTGGAAGTCGGGTTGGTAGTTCTCGCTTATGATGCGCTTGCCGCCGATGATGCCCGACACTTTTTGCGTAGTAAAATTGGCTGACGACAAAGGGTCTATTTCGTCGGGGATATATCCGTGAACATGATCGATGTCGAGGTTGGAGTAAAAGCCATCGTTTGTCTTCTTTACTTTGATGTTGAGGATTGAAATTGCGAAGGTCATCGGAGGCAAATCGCGGCGCATCTGCCTTATGTAATCCTCACTCAAAATGTCCACATTGTCGAGGGATGAAGCTCGACGCACGCAGAAAGCCACTCGGCGCAGCTCTCTCAGGTAGCCGTCCGCAAACTTTTTTGAGCGCAGAAACATCTGCATCTCGAAATCCTCTTCGGGCGTAATCAGATACTCGTAGTCGTAAATCAGTTCAGCATCATTCGCAGGAATGAGTTTATAGTTGACAGCCATATCCACCATGCCCTTTGTGACGTGTAGGCCATGGTTGGGCATTATCTTGAACTGTCCCTCATGCTTCATCATCTTCAGAGCCATGGCACGGATCATCGTGCGCAGCTCCTTCGGCGCCACATGAACCGAGTGGCCAGTCTTTTTGGCGTTATACAGCAGGTCGTTGTAGCGTATCACCTTATTGGCATATTCCTCCAACTGCTCCTGCACCCACCGATACGTCTTACCTTTGAACGGGCCTGCCTCGATTTGCAAGTCCAGTTTCTCTTCCTCCTTCTCTAACCACGACCCTTTGGCCGTGAGTGAGGCATCCGAGAGGAAGCGCGTACTTTTATACATCGGGTTGTAGTCGGAGAAGTTGATGTCGCCCAAGGGATGCGTCTGTCCTGAAAGCGCCGGCATCAACTCGTCCGTTACTTTCTTATAGGGAAAGAACCTCGCCTCGTCGCCCACCATGGCCGAGAACGTGTAAGAGTTGGCAGAGGCAGTCTGCGAGAGCGAGATAAGCACCCAACCAGAACCATTGGCAAACCAAATGTAGTTGTCGTAGTTCTTAGGTTTGAAGATACTCTCGCGAGCGTGTTTCGGTGGGCGGCCCCAACCGAAGTGTATGCCTTGCGTAAAACCGAACATACGTTCCATGGCAGCCATGGTGCCCGGTATGGTCTTACCAAAGCCCTGTTGTCGCGACACCGCCACCCATGCGCCGAGCATACCAGGCATGGAGTTTGATGCCGTCCAGACATAGGGAGCCACCAGTCCGTCGGTCTTACCCACACGGCGGGCAGCAATCACTCGCTCGTCCTTGGCTCCCATGTATAGCGACTGCTGCTGGAATTTGGTTAAGTAAATGTTATGTGCTTGCTGCATTGTTGTTATCCTGATTTTGTGTTGTGTTCCTTATTCGCTGTGCGTCTTATGCCCTACATGCCATTTGTTGCACGTCCTGCATCGGTACACCGTCATGCCCTGCGCCAGTAGCTTCGGGTTCTGATTGAGATATTCCCAAGCATCATCCTCGGTCTCGTAGGTCTCCTTTGCCTTCCATGAGCGTTGCTTGCGTGTGTAGTGTTCAGGGTCCGGCTTGAACGGCGGCACCTTGTTGAAGTATTTGTGTCGGTTGTTACTCATGTATTGTTTTTGTGTTGTTGTTAGTTGTGTTGTCAGAAGAGAGTAGGCTGCGCCAGCTCCATTTTGATGCGCTTACAAGCCTTGTCGTAATACTCCTTGTTGAGCTCAAAGCCGATGAAGTTGCGCTTCTCGCGGATGGCTGCAATGGCGGTGGTGCCGCTGCCCATGCAGTTGTCTAATATGGTGTCGCCCTCGTTGGAGTAGGTACGGATGAGATACTGAATAAGAGCTACGGGCTTTTGGGTGGGATGGATCTTCTCCTTATCCCGAATAAATTCGAGTAAATTTATAGGGAAACGAGAACCATCACTTACCGTCACAGCTCCTCCAGTCTGCGCTTGACATTTTCCTCGTACCATTGCAGAGTCTTTTCGTTGAATGCCATTTTTGCAGGCATAAGGCTTGTACCCCTTAATCATTTGAGGATGATACTCCATATACTTTTTTTTCTTGCTTTCAGTTGTTGCAGCCATTCCAAAAACACATATATCTTCTGTAATCTTCAATGGTTGATGATGGGAATTTAAGTAATTAGTACCACTCTCCTTTTTCCATATCCAATTATACTTATACATATCTATGTTCGACATGATAAGCGCAGACGTAAAAGGTTGCTGACTAAACAAGACTATAGCACCAGTATTCTTTATGATTCTCTTGTATTGCTCCCACAACTTGTCAAATGGAATTACGCTATCCCAAGCACAAGCAGTAGTACCGTACGGCAAATCGCACACGATGCAATCCACGCTCCCGTCAGGAATCCGTTTCATCCCTTCCAGGCAGTCTTCATTATATATCTTATTCAGTTCTATCATTCTCTATTGTTTTTTTTATCAGTTAAACCATTTTACGGTTGTCTCGCCCTTATATCCTTTCTCCCACACGAACCAGGCGTAAGCCGCAGCGCTGCCGCCGTACTTGTCGAAGTCGCCATTCATAGCGCATTTCAGTCTTGACGAGCTTACCCAAACACGAATGGGGGGGGTAGAACGGAAGAGAGCGCGTCGAGCCTTGCCTTCGAGGAAAGTCAGCTTCAGGAACATCGCCACCTTCTTTCCTTCGGGAATGATGCTCAGAGCCTTCTCCACAAACTGCTGCGCGAATTTGTAGGGTGGGTTGGTAACGATGTTGCCGTCCCACTCCAAGTTGTCAATAGCGAGGAAGTCAGCCACCTCGCCGTAGCCTCTATCCACAAGGTCGCGGCTCACCACCTCATATCCTGCTGCCTTCAGTACCTCGCTCATGTGTCCCTCGCCACACGACGGCTCTAATATCCTGCCCTCAAACTGCTCCAGCTTGCAGAGCCATTCCGTAGCTTTTGGCTCCGTAGCGTAATAGTCCTCACGCTGTCGTTCTCCGTCAGCATGATTACTCGCTCCTAATGTCTTGAACACAGCAGCCGAGCCACCCACCCAGTCCTTAGCCATTGTCAGCCTCCTTTCCGTTTAGATTTTTGTTGTTCATATTGTTTGTGTTGTTTTGCGTTGTTTATAATTCCTCCCCAAAGTCGAGTTTCATCTGTTGGAACTTCTCGGCATACCATTGTTTGTATGATTTGCCAGAAATCCACCAGTCGTAGATATTCTCCGCTATTTCGTTTTCTTGTTCATCTGTCAGATTATCAGAAATGCCCCCCCCCGTTTTGATGGTTTGCGTCCACATCGCGTTCCATTCGCTTTTGCGGTATCGCTCTCCAAATATCCTTTTGGTAGGAATTGAGATGGTGTTTGAAGCCAGTTCGTTGCAATGATTCTCTTGGATTTGGACTTCCGATAATTCCCCCCCCATCCAATGTTCGGGGTCGGGATGCTTGATGTAACCGCCTGCGTCCTGAGCAATCCTCTGACGTTTCTGAGAGGCATCCAGTCCTTGCGGACGTTCCACCAGATATATCCTCTTTTGAATACCCCCCCCGTTTCGTATGGCCTTAATCGCCCTAATCCAACCTCGCTTGATGTGCGGATAACGCTCGTTTTCGAGCATCTTCTGCTTGTGCGAACTCATGGGGCAACCTATGCAGCCTATGCGGTGCCAGCCCTCGTCGTAGAGTGAGCAGTGCGGCACCATTACCACATCGTTAAGAAACTCCCACACGTCTTGCTCTGTCCAGTAGATAATTGGTGAAATAAGCAAGCTCTCTTTGCCATGGATGCAGCCTAACGTCTTTTCCTCATCAGCGTTTGTGATGTTTACGCCTTGCTCTTTTGATTTACGGCGAGCACGTTTAGCCTTCTGCTCCTGTCGGTACTCCTCCTGTCCGTCGAGGTCGCCACTAAACTTTCGGTTGTTTATCTCCACCTCGTTGCGCTTGGCTCGGCGCGAACTCTCTGCCTTGCGTATGCCGATAAGCGTAACCTTGCCAGCGCCTGCCGTTTCCTTGTACTCGGCACAACACCAGCGCACACGCATCGTTGGCAAAATCTGTTTCTCGATGGCGTGCTGAAAGATGGATTTGCCAGGCTTGATTAGTTCTACTTCGGGATAGTTCTTCTTCACGAAGCGTATCACTTCGGGAGGGTCAACGCTCGTAAGGTTCATGTGACCCTGAAACCTCACTCCGGCCAACTGTGTCATGTGGTAAAGTGCCTGTGAATCCTTACCTCCGCTAAACGCCAAGTAATAGCCTTGCTCGGCATCATAGTTGAGCGCAATCTTCTCTGCTTTCTGCAACAGCTCCACCGAGTGAAGCATCTTTTCTCGTAGTCGAGCCGAAGCGCGTTCCAATGCTTCAGCAAGCGTAATGTCTATGTTCATGTCTTTATATTTTCTGTTTATTCCGCATCCTCCGTTGGCCCTGAATTATTTGTCAATTTGCTTTCTTTCATGTACCCGTGTCTAATCACATCCTCCTCGTCCTTCTTTTCCATATACTCGAAGTAGTCCGGCTCTTCCGGCTTTCCACCACTCAGCAGCTCCTCGTCTTCAATCTCTTGGAGATCCTTGGTGGTAAGACCATATTTGCGGGCCATGCGCTGCTTCTCTTCGTCGGTGTAGTTGATGCGGTCGCGCTTGACGATGCTCACATCCTGCGTGATGGCAATGCGGCTCATATCCGGCATCTCGTCCGTAGCGTCACGCTCCTCGTCAAAGTCCTTATACACCTTAGCCAATGCCTCCATGCCCTTAGCCACGGCACGGTCGTTGTTCGTTTGCTTGCCAGTGCGGATAAGCCATTCTGCCGATCCGAGGAACATAGCCTTGTGGCGCGGACTTTCGTCGGTCTGGAAGAAACGGATAAGATGGTTGCATACCAACACGTCGTTGTTGAGCTCCGTAACGGTACGCGGACAGATATTGCCCTCATCATCGAGTGTAATCTTCAGCGCAAGCACATACTCCTGCGCCTCTTTGTTGCCCTGCGCAGCCTGGTTGAAGAACATTTCATAGTCGCGTCGGGCAATGTTGCGACACACCGTCCGAGGGTCGATGTCCTTGTTTTGCACCCATCGTTTGTAAAACTCTGAGCAGACCTGCATACGGTAGCGTTGCTCCAGTTTCGGGAATGCCGTCTGCATACTCGTGCCATAGGAGAGCCACTTGTCGATGCGGGCCAATGTGTTTTGTGTGATTCCTGACATAGTATTGTGTTTTATGTAGCCAAAGTTACGATAAACTTTCTTCCCCATACGGACATGCTCAACCTCCCCGTACCCCACCATGTCCGCTGTGCGTAGCAGCTTATCAGTAAATTTGTGACATAAAATTCAGGATAACAACAACACAAACACAAAACAACACACAACAATGCAAACACTTGTACCAAACATTACCCGATTCATAGCTGCCGCAATAGGTCTGCTGTGGTGCTACATCGAACCGTCCCTCAACTATATCGGTGTATGCTTCTTCGCCCTCCTGCTCGACTGCTACACGGCGTGGCGACTCAACAGACGTATCTACAGCCGGTATCGTGAGGCTATCAAGAAGAACCCCAAATGTAATATGGACGGCAAACTGAAATCCAAGAAGATGACCAAGATGGTGCAGGACTTCTCCGTCCTCATCCTCGCCATCTTCCTCGCCACCGCCATCGACACTATTGTACTCGACTACATGAATCCGCTCCACCTCGCCAACTATCTCGCTGCCCTCTATTGCGGTGTGCAGTTTGTCAGCGTACTGGAAAACGAGAGTACCTGCAATGGTGCGGCATGGGCGAGAGTGATGCAGAAGATAGTGGCCGACAAGACCGAGCGACACTTTAATGTCAAGTTGAAAGAGCTGATGAAGGATAAGGAGGAAGCGGAGGCATCGGAAGAAATGGCAAAGGAGAAACCTGCAAAGGAGGAAACGGCAAAGGAAGAATCAGCAAAATAAGAGTTTCTGCGTATTCCGCGTGTTCTGTAGTTAAAAAAAATATAGCATGATGACAATAAGCAATATCCTTGAGCATTGGGCTTCTATCTACAAGCCCCTATCTCACAAACCCGAAAGCGATCGCCTCGAAGACCAGAGCTTCTTCCGCATCCGCTACATCGACCTCGAAAACATCTTCTCCCGAAACGCCAACATCGTTCACTCGCCGTGTATGCTATACAGCGTACTGACCACCGGCGAACTCGTTGACGCAAAGAAGGCATCTGTCTCTCACCAGGTGTGGTTTCTCGCCAAAGTGAAGGACACACCGCAGACTCTTGGCCGTTACGACGGCAACAAGATAGAGCGCACGGCCAACGACCTCACCGACTACTGCAAGGACCTCATAGCCTGGCTTATCGAGGTGAAGCGCACAGGCCGCTGTCCCGTCACAAAGCGCAGTTTTGCCGACGATGCCATGGTGATGGCGGAACTGCAAAGCATCGACACCAGTTCTATCTCCTTCGGCATGGTGGGTGACATCTACGCCGGACAATGGCTCGTCGTGGGCATGGACTGGAAGAGCCTGCAACCGCTTTACAACTTCGCGTGTGGCAGCAACGGCAAGTATATCGTGCCGGAAGATGAAAACTCGGATGATAATAAAAAGTAAAACATCATGCCAAAACCAATACAAGCTCCAGCCTTTGATTTCAAGGACACCGCACGGTGGTATCTTGGCGACGTATTGCGTCAGCTCAAGATAAACACCGAGACGCAGTGCATCTTCCCGAAGGAGATTTACAGCGGCTTTCGGGCTATAAACGCTGCCCGTGGAGCACGCGGACAATGGCACGCCGAGGGAGTGGGCGTGAACTCGTTCCAAGGCAGAATAGTGAACAACACCCCCGAAGGCTGGACCTATGAGTTTACCTACAACGACTATATGCGCTTTGTGGATATGGGTGTAGGTCTCGGCACTAAGTACAACGACGTTGACAGCGCACGAAAAGCCAACTATGCCCGTCGATACGTCCGTTCATGGAAACGCTATGGCGCAGGTCGCTCTCAGCGCCCTGCCATTATGATGGAGCTGCGACATCTGAAATCGCGTATGCAAAACTATCTCGTTGACTTCTACGGCTATCAGGGCGAGGCTCAGATAATTAAGGCTTTCGAGGATTCTGACATCCATATCACTCTCTAACAACACAAAAACGGCAAAACAATGGCAACACAAAAATTAGCAAAAGTAGTAATCACCGCCAATGCTTCTACAGCCAAGAAGGTATTGGAAGAGATTGACGCTCTTGTGCAAAAATATACTGCCGACATTCAGAAAATGACAGCCGCAGGACAGGCTAATACGGCTGAGTGTAAGAAGGCAGAGAGCACACTAAAGGCTCTCTCGCAAGTGCAGCGTGACAATATCGAGGACACGAAGCGACTGGGCGAGGTGGTGCAAGACCTCACCAATACCAAGCTCCGCGATCTTCGCCGTGCGTTCGGTTCGGGCAAGTCGGCTCTTGCTAAGCTCACTGGCTCGGATGCCGATCTGAAGAAGGCAGAGCAGATACGAAGCGAGATGAAGCAGGTGGGCGATCAAATGCGTCTTATCGAAGGTCAGTACGTCAAGATTGCCGACGGACTGAAGAACGTTTCCAATCAGTCAGACCAGTGGCTCGACAAGGCTATCAAGCAGCAGCGCGACCTTGTGGGCTCGCTGCAAAAGTCGGATGCCAGCTATCAGCAGAATCTCGCTACATTGAAGCAGCTTGAAGCCGAGGAGGACAGGCGCAAGGGCAAAATGAGCAAGTTGGAGGCACTTCAGACTGTGAACAACGGTAATGCTTCGGCCTCTGATTTGCGCCGAGCAAAGGCTACACTTACTGAGGCTCGCGACAATACTCCTACAAAATATTCTGATAGTATTGGCGATTACAATCGTGATCTTCAGGAGATTGAGAAGCGACTGGAGGCTGTGTCGGGTAAGGCTCAGAAGGCTTCTATGAGTTGGAAGCAGATGAAACAGGTGTTGGCTGAACCAAATAGGGCTTCTGGTGAAGACATCAAACGCACGATGGAAGTAATCGCCCAGAAGATACAGCAACTCCCTGCTGGCAGCAAGTATGTAGCTACGCTCCGTCGTCAATACGCTATGCTCGAACAGACACTCAAAGGCACCCGTATGTCACAGAGTGCTCTTAACGACATTCTCACTCGTAGCAAGCAAGGCAAGGCTTCCCTCGACGAGCTACGCCGCGCCTACAAGCAACTGGAGGAGGAACTGAACCAGCTTAACACTAAGAGCAAGGAGTTTGCCGACCGGCAGAAGTCGATGAAACAACTGAAAAAGTATATCGATGATGCGACTGGCGCGGCAAATAAGCAGGGTGGGGCATGGAGAACCGCATTAAAGAACCTTACGGCTTATGTTGGTCTGTTTGCGGTATTCAATCAGCTCAAAACCTATCTCTTTGATGTGTTTCGTTTGAACGCTAAGTTTGCCGAACAGCTTACTAACATCCGTAAGGTTGCGCTAAGTACAACGGAAGATGTGGCTCAGTTGTCGAAGGATCTCTCTAAAATTGAGACTCGTACAAGCATAGAAGAGCTAAACAACTTGGCCTATGCGGGAGCTAAGCTTGGTATTCAGACTCAAAACTTAGCAGGTTTTGTTCGTGCCGCCGATCAGGTAAACGTCGCATTGAAAGAGGATTTGGGTGATGAAGCGTTGACAGCTCTCGCTAAGATTACCGAGGTAATGGGGCTTATTGATAAGTATGGCGTAGAGGATGCTATGTTGAAGACGGGATCTGCTATCTTCCGACTGGCATCTACATCTACGGCTTGCTCTGGCAAAATCGTGGACTTCTCCAACCGTATGCTTGCGCTTGGTGATGCAGCCACTCTTACAACGCCGGATATTCTTGCTATTGGTTCTGCTGTTGATTCAATGGCCCTTGAACCCGAAGTAGCAGCTACTGCGTTTGGAAAACTTGTGGTAGAGCTGCGTAAAGGAACGTCTTCAATAGAAAAAGACCTCGGCATTGCACAAGGTTCTTTGAAGAAGATGATTGAAGAGGGAAAGGGTATGGAGGCTATTCAGACTATATTCCATAAGATGCACGAAAGCGAAAACGTGTTTGCCCTAAACTCTCTCTTCAAAGATATGGGTTCTGCGGACGGTGCCCGTCTTACTAAGGTCATGGTTACAATGGCAGAGAAGGTGGGTATGCTCGACAAGGCCGTTGCCGAGTCTAACAAAGCTTTCCAAGAAGGTACTGCGGTCACTACGGAGTACGAAATGCAGCAGGAGACCGCTGCGGCATATATGGAACGAGCTGCTAACCTTTTTGAGAAGCAGTTTGTTTCGGCAGACATGGCAAGCGGACCAGTGCGCGATTTGGCTAAGGCGTGGTACGAGATGGTGGATGCGCTCGTTCATAACATTTCGTTTATGACCGAAGTACGCATACTTATCACGTTGCTTATGGCTTCGATGAAGATGTTCCTTAGTATGCTGCCAACACTTATCACCATGTTGAGCACGGCAGGAGTAGCCGGCGCATTTGCTAAGTTGGCAGAACTTACAACAGGATTAACTGGTAAAACCCTATCACTTTCTAATGCCTGGAACGTAATGGCAACATCTTTCAAAAAGTTGTCTTTCGTAGGGCAAATGAGTGTGATGGGCGGTCTTATCGGCCTCGCTGGTGTTCTTGTTGTAAAACTCGCCCAATGGTCGGCTTCACTCTATCAAGTATCAGCAGGACAGCGAGTGCTAAATGAGGTACAAGAAGAAGGAAAGCGTAAGGCGTTGGAAGAACAGGAGTCGTTGAAGCGTCTGCATCGTGTAATGAATGACACATCTGCCTCGATGGATCTTCGTCTTGAGGCCATGAAGAAGTTGAACGGTGCCATTCCTAATCTCAATGCTCAAATCAATACCGAGACCGGAGCTGTCAAGGAGAACACAAAGGCTTGGGATGATAATTTCAAGCGTTTGCAGGATTACTTCGAGCTGGAAGGTGCGCGTGCAAAACTTTCTGAACTTGGACGTAAAAAAGTGGATGCCATCCTTAAACTCCAACAGAAAGAGGATGCGTATGCCAATACTAATGTAGATATTCCTACCAGACCAGTCACATCGGGTGGTGCCGTGATGGGTGGTCAAGCCCAGGGCGCAATCGGACAGGCAGGACAACGTGCAGCTGCGAAGCGAGAACGTGACAAAGCTCAGCGAGAATACAACGATATTGTTGCACAAGAGGAAGCCTTGCATAAGAAGTTTGGCTCAAAACTTTTTGTGGACGGCAAGCCTGTTGGCAACGGTGGAAAAACTGTTGCTGATGATGGAGGTGGTGGTAATACTGGTTCCGGTGGTAATCAAAACCACGATGAGAAAAATATCGCAAAAGACCGTGCGAATGCGCTTATCGCCAATATTAAGGCTTTCTATGAGGAACAGATGCGCAAATATTTGGAGTGGGTTGCGCAAATGAACGCCGACGGAGAAAAAATTAGCGAGGGACAGCAAAAAGAGCAGATGGACTATCTGCAATCGCAGATGGATCGTGCTCTCGGTACGGCCCGTCAGTCTATCACTACTCTTGGCGATGGTTGGAAACAGTTTTATTCCAATATGGACGAGGACGTGATGGTGTTCGATGACGAAACTTCTAAGCAACTGCTTGAGTCTATTGGTAAAGCGGATATAAGTGGACTTCATAAATTGTTCACTAAATTGTCGGGCGACCTCTCTCGTGAGAACAATAAGACACTTGCCGAAAATCTCGGTGCATTGCTCGACCAGATATTTGCCAATGGTTCTAAGGAATTGCGCGAGGCAGCAGAGAAGTTGCTTGCTCGCCAACGTGAAATACAGAAGATATTGAATGAGCATGACTATACGGGTGCAGTAAACCGTAACACTCGTAGCAATTTCGACCGATTAGGATTTCTTCAACCTGCCGAGGATATTCGCACCGACTCTCCCGAAGGTCTTGAAAAGATGAATGCTGCTTTTGATAAACTGACTACTAAGGCACGTGAATCTATCACCGTATTATATAGTCTTAATCCCGAAAGCGAGAATTTTCAAAATCAGTTCCTTCAGTTTTTGTCTGTGGCAAACGAGGGTTTTGATTTCTCTCAACTCAAGGCGCAAAACCTCAAGGCTCTTTATCTTGAGCTGTTAAAGTATAACGACGAATACGAATCAGCCAGTAAGAAGGGCGACGACGAGCGCAAAAAGTTGAATGATTACGGTTGGACTAAGACTGACTATTATAAGGATTATCAGGAAGCTCTGCCTGGTGCTGAGCAGGAAGCGATTGTCAAGGGTAGTTATCGCAATGCCGGTCAGCGCATGGGTATGGAGTCGGTGTCGGCTTCTGACCCTGAACTTGAACTAATGAAGGCTCGTATGGAGTTTGCCCAGCGGTATTACACGTTCCTCGAAGAACACAACGCTACCGAGCAGCATCTTGCTGATGCCCGAAAGTCAATCATGGCAGAACAGGCTAACTACGCCAAGAAACTCACTGGAGATATGTTTGAGCAATACAACTCACTCCTTACCTTCATGGGTCCGCTGCAAACCTTTGGCGAGTCGGTAGGCGATGCCTTTGCCACTATGACCGAGAACGCAGCCGAAGGACGCAAGGCATTGAAGACAGCCTTAAAGCAGATGATAAAAGCGTTTGCCACCAACACTTTGCAGATGATTAGTCAACAGCAGATAGACCGTGCGCAGACCACGGCTCACTATACGCAGTTGCTCCTCATGCAGCAGGCATTTGGCACGGCAAAGGTACAAGGCGAAGTGGCTACAGGTACGGCTTTGCTTGCTGTAAAGACGGTCAATAATCAGACCGAAGAACAACTTGAAGGTGTTCACCAGCAAGTAATGGCAGCACTTCGTTCAGCGGGTATCTTTGGTTGGTGTGTTAGTACTCTCGGTCCTATCGCCGGACCAATCGCCTATAGCGCAATGATGGCAATCCTTATGGGTTTGCTCAACTTTGCTATCAGCAAGATTGGAGGAAGCGACAAATCCACGAATGATGCTTCTAAAGGTAAAAACACCAAACTCGTATCTGGTATGCTCACTTATGACAGTGGCAACGTACAGGATCTGAAACCGTTTGTCGGCAACGACGGTAGCCTCTATTGGGCAACCGAGGATAACAAACCGCATAGCGGTGTGTCTCTCCTCACGCAGCCCACTGCCACCACCATCAACGGCCAACCGTCTCTTGTAGCCGAGAATGGTCCAGAACTGGTCATCGGACGCGAAACAACTCATGCCATGATGATGAACAATCCCCAGTTGCTCAAGGCTCTTGTTAACTATGATAGCAACTATTCGGGACGCAGCGCGTCCCGCCGAGCATTTGATGAAGGGAATGTCGGAGCGACTTTCGGTAATCTTCCGTCTGGCGCGTCAGCGACTGACGGTCTGCTGACTACAAACACTGCAAGCAACATTGCGCTCCTGCAAGCCGTAAACACACTCTTGCAACGCTTAGAACAGCCGATTGAAGCCAAGATAGATATGTTTGGGCGTGATAAGCTCTACGACAGTATGAACAAAGCGAATCGGTTTATGAAAGGAAAATAATTTGTACCTTGAATAAAGATGTTTCATTTTTTAGCCGCTCCGTTGTGATAACGTGGCGGTTTTTTTTATTCTCCTGTGCGTCATTCGGCGACAGACTGCAATCGTTGAATATCCGTACACAAGTCCATTTTCCTGTTTATCGACCTCAAACAGAGTCCAAAAGCCATGAACATTTATAACTCGTTGATTTCTTGGACTTTTGTCTAAAGTTTAAGGTCAAAAATCCAAAAATCTCCCATAACGGGCTATTACTATATAGAAATTTCGCCAATTTCTTTTCTCCCCTAATTTCAAAACTCCCGAACCCTAATCTTATGGTAGGTAGCATCTACGGAAGTAGTGTAAACTATTGACTTACAGAATGATAATAGGGGAGAAAATGGCACAACTGTGACAGAAAACAGGTATATTTCGGTGATTTTATATCTTCATCTATCTATTTTTTGTTCTTTACGCTCGCTATAGGTTTTAGAAAAAATAGTAATTTATAAACTTTTAATAGATAAATAGCAGAAATATAGGAGTTTAAGTTGCTTTTTGAAAAATTCATTGGGGGGTCACGAGGTGGATTTCTCATGGACTCTTGACTGCTTTTCTCAGTTTATGAATTTTTGATTTTGTAATAAAATCGAAAATGCAGACTCACACCGCTATTTTTGGACCTTTCGCGGTACCAAAGTTCAAAAATAAACTTCAGTGTTCAAACAGGGTGATTTTAATATGTTTTTTCGAGTTCGTTGATGTAGGGTATCGCCTCTTGCTGGATGATGTCGAGGAAGGTCTGTGCAGACAGTTTCATCGGCACATCCTTCATCCAGTGGGCATTGCTCATCAGCTCGTTTTCGAGGTTAACAATAGGCTTTGCTATAAGTGTCGGGTGATTCTTCATATATAGCTTTGGCATGAAAGTAACCCAGGGTGTTTCTTCTATAATGGCCAGGTCTTCGTCAGGATCACTGACGATACATTTCACGTTGAGTTTGTTAAGGTCATAAGTGATGTATTGCTGCAGGGTGTTGAACACGCGGTCGCCTACATCGGGTATGATAACACCATGTCGCAGCAGATCTTTATACGACACCTTATCAAGATTGGCCAGTGGGTGTGTTTTACGCATAATGGTGTAGATATGAAATGGAATACAAGGTTTGGTTTTTATTCCCTCGTTTTGATATGCCGTATTCATGGAGAAAGCCAGGTCTATCGTGTGGTCACGAAGTAAGCGATTCAGACTGGTGGCTTTGGTAAACTCAGCGTTGATCCGCACATTGGGGTAGCGCTCCATGAAAAGCAATGCAGCGACACGGATGTATGGTGCGATAAAAGACCCTACACCAATGCGGAGTTCTCCGGTCATGCAGTTGTTTAATGACCTGATATGTTCTTTGCAGTCTTCTGCTTGTCTTACAATTTCTTTCGCTCGAATGTACAGTTCTTCTCCGCTTTCAGTGAGTGTTATGTCGTGTGATGTTCTTATCAGCAGTTTACACTTCAGTTCGTTTTCGAGTGCTTTAATGTGCTGGCTGATGGCTGATTGTGTGATGAAGCAGCGCGTTGCTGCAAGAGTAAACGATAAGTTTTCCGCAACGTAGATAAATGATTTCAGGTGTCGTAATTCCATAATTTATAGTTTTATTTGATGCAAAGTTATAAAATTGTAATCTAATACAACGTTGATGTTATATTAAAAAATCTAATCATAAAATAAAATGTTTGTGGCAACCGAAAAGAAAACCTCTGTTGCACGCTCTCTTATCATGCAAAGAGGTTTTCGCTATATAGTAAGGTTAATGTTGATATGATATTCACTCCATGTTGGCGTGCATGGAGGTGTAGTCCCATATCTTAGTGCAGTCGTCATCCGTCTGCCAGTCTTCATCGCAAAAGTAGAAAAGATAGGCAGCGTTGATAATATCTTCTTCATCCATGTTTGCACACAGATCGGCATACATCGAGTTGAAGGCTACGTATTTATCCCAGTCGTTCACCTTTTTGTGGAATCGCATATCCTTGGTGGCTTCTACCACTTGCGCCTTCGTCCAGTGTGCACCATGGCACATCGGTTCGCCATTGTCATCGCGCTGGCCGTATTCGAGACTGTTCACATCGTGGTTTGCAAATTTCTCGCTGTAATGTCTGTCGTAAAGTGAGGCGTGCTGATGGCGCATGATGCGCCAGAAGATGTCTGGATGTTCATTTTTAATGGCAGACAGGTCGTGGGACATTTGCTCAATGGCAGCCCACATTTTTTCCTCTGAGGCAACGCCGTTTGTGCGAGCCTGTTCGATTAGTTGAATATATTTCATTTTCTTTAGTTTTTAGCAATTTGGGCATATACCTTTGAATTGAGGTATTGCAGGAACGAATGTTTCAGAACTGTTGACCTGAAAGAAACCGGAAGGCTCATTGGCTGTTTCGGTTGCTGTGGTGTTTTTTGTTTTCTTTGTCATATAATATGTTAAAATAGAGTTGTAAGTGTAACAATACTAATAGACACCAATTAGACAGATAAGCCATGATTATGGCTAAGAGCATATCCAATATGATGTTTCCGTCGATATAGAGCAGACCCAACAGAACAGACCAGAATGTAGCGCATTGCGCACACGATGCAATCTTAGTCAGCACCTCTGTAATGGCCTGTGCCAGTCCGAGGTGCTGACTCATTGTTGCTGTCACCATGATGGCAAGTGCTATTAGTAACATCTTATGCTGTTGCAGTAATGGTGAGCGTCAGAGGTGCGTCAGAAACGAAAGTTCTGGAGCATGAGCAACAGGCAATTTTTGCAATTCCATTCTGAACGGTACCTACAGACGAGGTAACGGACTGAATGGCTGTTGTGCTAAAGACGGGGATAGTGAAGTCTTGACTGATGACCTGTGTCCTGGTGCAACATGATCCACAGTTGCATGGGATGTAGTTTATTGCACCTTCAACGTGGATAACCACAAGGTATTGTGAAGCACCGACGTTGACGACATTCTTTACCGTGAATGTGGGGTTAAACACAGGTGTTTCGTCAACGCAAGCCGGTGTGCATAGCTGTTGGGTGATGTTGACATCATAGTAGGGTGCTGTTGCTGATGCACCCACTGCGAGGGTGGCTGTGATATAAGCCGGAGTTGTTCGTTTGTTCATAGTTGTTTCTGTTTTATTATAGCGACGAAGCGAGCCGCCGCTGGATAGTTTTTATTTCTTCACGAGATAGCCTTCCGTTTTCTCAATGGGCAGATTTTTCTGTAAAAGGTCTGCCAGTTCGTCGAGGTCGTCTTCATCAAAGGTTACTAAACCTTCAAGAATAGACAGAGGTCCGTTGTAGCGGATCTTATCTACCACATCGTGTGCCATCTGAGGTATGCTTTCTTCGGGTATCTGACCGAAATATCGGGCAAGCATAGGTGTGACCAGCGAATTGACCACGGGTTGAATGAGCGGTTCTATGTCTTTTTGCAAGGCATAGTTTCCACTGACCAACCCCATCGAACTGATAGTAGCCTGCAGTGATTGCAGCATGGGCAGTTTCATCAGATTGCCGGCAGCTATCTGAGAAATGGCAGGTCGTGCCCATTCTGACACGACTGCTGCCAATATCTGTGAGTTGGAATATTCCATACCGTTTGAGCGTTAAGCGTTGCAGCCACATCCGCATCCTGTCTGGCAGACGTTGCTTGATGGTATGAACAGTTTGGTCACGCTGGTCAGTGATGCCACCTGCGACTTCAAAACATCAATGTTTGCATTTGCGGCGGCATTGTATGCCATCTGCTGTGCATTGATAGCCTGCTGTGCGTCTTTGTTGCCATCAACCTTATCCTCCAGTTTGCGCATTTTGGCATCGAGGTAGGTCGTCACCTCTACGAGTTTCTTGTCGGTGTAGTTCTCGCTTTTCTGAATGGCGAGTTCCGTTTTCAGCGTACTGTTCTCCTGAATCAGGTTTGTCTCGCTTTTGGTGACAAAGCGTGCGTCAGGATCAGATGGATTTGCGGTCATGCCGTTTTTACCGAAACCTAACAGTGAGGCACTGCCTCCCAACAGACTTGTTGCCAAGCCTGCGATGCCGAGACCCAAGGCTGTATTGCCAAGTCCCTTGCTGGCAACGTCATAGTTGCCGTCGTTTGTTCTAATTTGCATAGTGTTTGTGTGTTTTTGTGTTTCGCTCATTATTGAACTTGTCGCAAAGGTATATATATAAATGTACGGGTGAAAGCCATGTTTATGATTTATACTTTTTATTTGATAAGTCATTAAAAAACATAATGTGAGCATTAAATATCCGAATGTGAAAATTTAACTTTAGAAAAGACATAAAATGTTAAAAACGAATGTGACATGTGAAAAAGAATAGGTAACATTTGGCAGAATGACTTTTAATTCTTAAATTTGCAACAAAAAAAAACAATAATGACCTACTAATTATAGAGCGCAATGTTTGATGAAATCTGTTCGGTGTATGAGTCTGCACAGGATGCTGAAGGTCGTTTCGTTGACCGCGAGACGGGCGAGTGTATTCAGCAGATGTCTATCCGTGAGTTCTGCTTGACGGACAGATGGAAGCCGTATGTGCAGCGTCTGCGTGCCATGCGGCAGGAACTGGGTAGTAAGGCAAAGAAGATGCCGGAGTACATCGAGACAAAGAAGATGTTGCCTGGTGCTACGCTCAGTGGGTTGTTCGCGCTTTACGAGGACGACAGCCTTACCCATCCAGGGCAGCGCGTCATGGTGAGCCGACGGGAGAGTCACCTACAACAGCATACTGGCTGGCTCGCCATCGACATCGACCTTGACGACAATAAACACCTTACTCAGTTCGATAATGTGCGTTTTGTATGTCAATATCGCCCTGAGATAGCCTTGCTCATGCGGTCGTGCTCTGGTAGCGGCTATTTCGGTCTTGTGCGCTTGGCTTATCCAGATAGGCATAAAGACCAGTTCAAAGCCCTGTTGAAGGATTATGCTGCTTGTGGCATTACGCTCGATAGGTCGTGTGGCAATATCGGTCGTGTACGTTTTGCGTCATGGGATGATCCTGAGCATATATATATCAATGAGAAGGCAACTGCCTATACGGGACTGAACGACCAAATGGTAATGCCCCTGCCTTTGTCTCGCCAATATCATTCTTCTTATGCGGAAACTCACCATGGATCTTCAGCGAAGAATGGTGTTATCATTGGTGATTGGCACAACGATACCCCCGAAATAGTTTACCGTAAGGTAAAACGACTTGTTGAAAAGGTAGAGCAGCAGCATGTAGATTTGATGGCAGGAACCGAAGGTGGATATATAGAGTGGGTGTATTGTGGTATGTCTCTCTATCATCTGGTAGGGCAGGATGGTTACGACTTCTGGAAGCGTGTATCGCGATTCCGTCCGGCAGATTCTACTTGCGGACACCATGAGAGCGACTTCGCTAAGAGGTGGCCGTCGTTTGCTCAATACTCTAATACAAAAAATTTCTTCTTCAAGCAGTGTAAGGATAAAAACATCACATTGGCGAGGGATGATTTGTTGGAGATATACGGATGAAGAACCTAAAAATTCAGCGTAAACATTTTTTACAAGTGTTAAATCAAAATCTCGGAAAACGGCAAAAAAGCCCCGATTTTCGCAAAAAGCAAGTACTACGAAAGTACTATGAAAGTATTACGATTGTACTACGCTTCTATACTGATTACTAAAATGTTAAAATTCAAATAAAAACGATATGTATGAATAATGTATTTTTTGCAAAAGAAGGCTTAACAGCCACATCTGCCAACCATGTTGCAAACATGGCAAAGGAGTATGCGCAGCGAATCTCTGCGCAGGCTGACACCTTGCGTCTTTACACCAAGAGTGCACGTCTGCTTGGCGATGCACAACCGTCGATTGTGGAAGCTCCTCTTGACACCCTTGATGCTATTCCCGATGTAATACGTCGCGTAGCTCAGTGCAACGCCCTTATCGGTTGGCTGCGTGAGGCTATCAACGAACGTGAGAAAGGATTGAAGTCAGTGCAAGACTGCAACTTCATGGTGTGGGCTGACGATCATAATATTACTCTGCCTGAAAGGCCAGTGGCTCCTGACCCGGTTTCCGATATTGACAAGGTGGGCAATGAGATTCTGAATGTAAAGGATCGCAACCGCTATATTGAGTTGAAAACCAAAATGGCGGTGTATGGCAAATATATTCATCCCGACGGTCTGTTGCCTATGGCATTGAAGAGAGTGTTATACCGTCTGGCTAATCCTACGGAGATAGAGGGAGAAGGCCGTGATATGGTTGTGTTCTCTTATAATGTTGAATCCAATACCATCAACCGACTGAATAAGACCTTCTTCCAGCTTCAGGATGAATATCGGGCATTGCAAGCTGAGTTTAATGGCATCGAGCATCGTTTCCGGATAGAAGCCGAAAAGGAGTACAGCAAGCGATTGGCTGAATACAAGAAAAAATATGCAGAATGTCAGGAAAAGAGTAATTATTTCGATACCGAAATGTCGAGATTACAGACGATGTTCGTTGAGTGGCAACAGCAGGAAATCAAAGAGATAACGTCTCTACGCATTATTATCCCTAACGACCTCCAGGGAATATATGCAGAGGTCAACGGTTTGTAAAACATAAAATAATAAATAATACGAGGTGGGTAAGGTCAGACTGAAGGTCTTGCACCGTGAAACTGACCCTCACACGGATAGCATACGGAGTTTTCTTTTAGTGCGGTCGTTTGCAAAAACGCGCCTCACGAGGTCATAGGTTCGAATCCTTTCTTTTCTTTTCGGAAGAAAAGTAGCTCAGCTGGTTAGAGCAAGTTTTGCGCAAAAATCACTCCGCAGTCAACATCTTCTATTTCGCTATCACTATCACCCGACTGCGGTGGCTATCACTATCGCCATCACTATCACTGAAGTGCCGTATGAAGGACGTGGCTCACCTCATTTTCTATACTCTATGAAACTAATAACAATTACCGGTCCGAGTGGTGCGGGAAAAGACACCGTAGCAAGGATTCTGTCTGAAATGGGTGGCTATCAAGTGATATGCTCTTATACCACCCGTCCGAAGCGTGAAGGTGAGATTGACGGTGTGGAGCATCACTTTGTGGAGAAGTGTGATGTGTCGCACGACAAGATGCTGGCTTATACGCAATATGGCGGCTATGAGTATTGGACCACCGTAGAGCAGGTGGGCGACAAGGCTATCTATGTAATCGACGAGGACGGTCTGAAGTCGCTCTGCGAGAAGTTCCCCAATATAGAACTGTTCAAAATTTGTGTGGCTGCCAATATATCGTCGCGTATTCGCCGTGGCGTAAGTCTGGAGCGTATCGACCGCGACAAGAACAGAAAGAAGTTGCCGTTGGCATTTTATGATGCTGTCATCTTCAATAGCGGTTCTATGCGAGAACTTTACAACAAGGTGCTTGCAGTAAATTATAGTATCAAGTAAGTTTTAAGAATAGAAAAAATGATTTTCACAGAACCCAAAGTTGAGTGGTGGCCCCAAACAAGTCTGGTGCAACATATTGCACAAGTGGGGCGAATATGTTATAAGGCAAAGGGTAAACAGCCCGACGATAGTATGTCGGAAGATGAGAAAGAAACCTTTATCGAAAAGCGTGATGAAGATCGCTGCAAAGGATTCTGGGAAAGCGGACATCGTTCGATGTACCGACACGGCACCATGTATTTTTTTATGCCCAACGAAAAGGGTCTTCCTAACTACATTTGGGCGTATCTGAATGCTTCACCTTACATCGACTATGCCACTAAAGACCATAAGGTATGGATCAGTACGAACATGCAGTTCCTGCTTGAAAACGGCAATCTCTTTGATGCCTTGAAACCATACGCTGTTACGGAAGATGACTATATCAAAAAAGCAGAGAAATACTATTGTGATGATGCGTTTCTCAATCTTCGTATGACCTTGGTAGTGACAACACAGATCAGTTCGTCGCGCGAACTGAACCGTACTTCGCCCAACAACATTGCCGAGCAGAGTACTCGCTACTGCAACCTTGAGAAGAAGGGTGGTGTGCAGATAGCACGTCCGCATTGGTATGATGACGGTACACGATGGCAACGGTTTGTTTATCGTTTGGTATGCCGAGTGTGTGAATGGGGATATAACAGACTCCTGCGGTCTGGTATGAAACCGCAAGATGCACGTGGTGCGCTGCCTCTTGATACCTATACCGTAGTGGCATACACCTATACCATAGCCGAATGGAAGAACATTATCGACCTTCGCTATCATGGTAAGACCGGTAAACCGCATCCTAATGCGCATATCATTGCAAGCATGATACGCAACATCATCCTGAACCGTATGAAACTCTATATTGACGATTTTGATATTTAACCAATTACATAAAACATTATGGAAGAATTGACACTAAACGAATACCAGGACAAGGCTATGAGCACTTGTATGCCTGAGAGTGATAACCTGTTCTATATGCTTGCCAATCTCATAGGTGAAGTTGGCGAGTTTTCCAGTAAGGCAGCCAAGCACATGCGCAAAGGCAAACTGCATATCACCACTACAGAGCGCGACGAGGAAGGCAGAATCCTGCATACGCAGATGTGGAACGTCAGTGATGAGGAACGCCACCTTATGCTCTCCGAAATCGGCGATATACTCTGGCAGACAGCCGGACTTGCCAAGGTGATGGGCGTTACGCTTGAGGAAGTGGCAGAAGAAAACCTTGCCAAACTGGCTTCGCGCAAACAACGAAACCTTATAGATGGTGATGGTGACGAGCGTTGATATTTCGAGCAACAATCAGTCTTATGATAAATAAAGGAAATATAGAGCATGGTCAAAAATAAAAAAGCAGCAAAGGTGAACGAGAAGCGCATGGAGAAAGTCTGTGCAGAACCGACCATCTATACGTTCAACTTCAAGGATGTGCCCATGGAGAGGTATGCAGAGACTATCAAACTGCTTTTCCATGATCCCAATTTTGTTGAAGCGGTAGAGAAGCGTAATGCGCTGGTGAAATGTGCCGGTCGCATGAAGCAAAACTCACAGGAGATTCTGTCGCTCATCAAACAGATACAACAGCGTGATCATAAGTTGGCTGACGTACTGTTTTCCACATTGGTGCAGACCAACAGACGGTCTGACGTGACTTATGACTTTCTGTCGTTTACCACGCTGCTGAAGTATTATGTCGATTACTCCAAGACCGACATCATGCAGAAGGTTGACGAACTGACCGCCCATCTTGATAAGATAACGTTCCTGTCGGAATTTCTCGAAGCCGAACTGGTAGAGGTTGCTCAAGGCATGCGTCTGGTGTTTGGCGATACAATAGAGTTTCAGCAGTTTGATGGCGTGCAGCAGTCATTGAAGCAGCTCAAGGGATTCTTCCGCACCTCTCGCAGTAATAACGACAAGACTCCAGAAGCAGATCTTTACTGGCAATATTCTGACAGCATCAGCGAGTACATGGCCAAGCGGTTGAAAACTTACAGCGAGAAGTATCGAAAAATACACCCAAGACCGAGAGTCTTCTCTATTGATGAAATGGTCAAGGCTGTCAATATGATATTCGGCATAGACGAACATCTGGCACAGGCATTTATCAAGCGCACCGAGTCTGGTGGCGCATATATTGATGCT